TATGTCATTCGAAAATCTGAGTAATATCTATTTTCCCAAACAGCGCAGTCTGGTCGCTGCGCGACCTAATTAGCGCAAACCAGTAAATAACTAGTAATAACAGGATGCAACGTAGCAAAATGGAGTGGTTATGAAATATTCTGAGAGTGAAGAAAAATTGATGACTGAAACCTACACAGCTGCTGAAGATAAGCAAGAGGCTGTAATGGAATTAGTGGAACAACTGGGGCGTAGTAAGACTAGTGTGATAGCTAAGCTTACTAGTATGGGGATTTATCAGAAGAAAAAGGTTTATCAGCCGAAAAGTGGAATAACTAAGAAAGAAATGATACACAGGATAGCAATGGCAGTAGATGCTGAGCCTGAGTATTTGCAAGGAATTGAGAAATCTGCTAAACCTGCATTAGAATATTTAATGAAGCGAACTGAAGCAGAGATTAATTTGTTGAAATCTGAGATAGAGTAATAACAGGGATACAACCATTACCCCAATGCAGCAATTAGCTCGCTACGCGAGCAGTTAGCTGTAATTGGGGTATTTTTGTTTCTAATGCTAGAGAAATGAGCAGTTAGCTGTAATTGGGGTAATTTTGTTTCTAATACTAGAGAAAAGAGAAATCTAATGAAACGAGAAAAATTTAAGAGAAATCTAGAGAGGGCGGAACTCTCAATTAATTCGCAGTAATTTTCAACAAAAAATAGAAAAAATGCAATTTTTATTTGACTTTAATTCAAGTTATAGTAGATACAGCTTTCCTCTTAACCGGATTTTATTAGTTGTTTTCGATATTTATATTTTTAATATTCATTAAAATCTTTTTAGCTCTACCGAAGACTTCCTTTAGGGTAGAAAAACCAAAAGTCGTAAACGCTCGACGGGGAGGCAAGCGTTCACGACTTCCCTACCTACGGAAGTCTTCGTATATCTAACTGTTCGTTATATACTATATATTTTAGCATATTTCAACGAAAAATACAAGAATAATTTTCTCATGGGATGTTAGAACTTGATTATCTAGGTTTTTATTATTTTAATTTGCAGGGAGCATAAAGCTCCTCTAGTAATCTCACCAGATTGCACTAATCATGCGACGAAGTCGCGTATCTGTGCAATCTGGTGAGTTGTCGTGTGATGAAATTAGTTAATTATACCTAATTTCAGAATGAATGTGTGTAATTTAGCAATGCTTAAAATAGTACTTGACTTTCTCTCCTTAGTACGGTATAATAGCTATATAACGATGGAAATTTACTTAATGAAAAGGAGGAAATGGACATGATAGATAAAACTAAGGTATTTTATGTAATTCAATTTAAGGATGAAAACTGTTTCAAATGTGGGTTCTCTCACGCTTCTAGCATAGAGGAAGCAAAAGAAAAGTTAGAGAAGAATTTGCCAAAGTTTGACTATCTTTTAATTGAACAAGGGTACGATAAAGGCAAAGAGACTGCTTTGTTAAACAAAGTAAATTGTGGTTATGAACCCAAAGACCTATTTACAGTTAAAGGCAGAAAAAGGTACGCTGTTAGAGGTAACCGAAAATTCTTCACACTTCCAGATGGAGTAACTATTAAGTCTTTAATAGATGGAGATGAGCTGTGTTATGTATGGGTTGTTAAAGATAGACTAGCATTGAAAATGACTAAAAACAAACCCTTAGAGTATTCTTGGTGCTCAGTTCCTTGCACAATAAAAGAAGGAAAAAGATTAATTAACATTTTCAAAAGTATTACAATCCCAGTAGAATCTAATAGTAAAAAAGAATATTGTTTTAAGTTTGATAGAGAAAGACCTAAGTTGGATGATGTACTCTTAGCAATTGATGGCTCTCTTAGAATATTAATTGTTGAAAGATGTGGAGATTGGTATCTCACCAGGTATACTAAAGGGAGCTTAGAAGAGCCAACTAAGGGTTTCGAGATTGTATTTAGAAAACTAATGTCTGAATCTGATGCAAAACAATTTAAGACTAAATTCTTCTCTCTAGGTGGCGGTGGAGAAAAAGTAAACTTTGATTATAATATAGGGTATAGACGAGTAATAAAGGTTGCTGAGGATGAAATAGATGAGTTTATTAGTAATGCTCTTTCAATGGATTCCCCTATAGAAGCCCCCAGACTTCTTTGGTTGTTAAAAACTGGAGAGACATATATTTTGAAAAATTCCCAACAACCTTTAGCAGTATGGGCTTCAGAACTATTAGAAACTAAAAATCCTGAAGTTATTTTAGCTGTTCCTTATTCTAATAAACTAAAGAAGGGGTTAGAGGATAATAGTGACAAGAAATCAGTAAAGAAAGATGAATACTCAATAGAGCTACGAAATTTTAAGAAAGATCCAATTGAGATTTATAAGAGGTGTAAAGAAGAGCTAGAATTCTTTGCTTACCTACTGTATTTTCCAGAACTAGGTATGTATAGATATGGCGCTACTAAATTATCTAGCCAAGATGCAGTACCAAAGCAAAAGATTTTTACCTCTCAAAAATGCTCACTAATTTGCACTAAATACGCGACTGTGTCGCAAGCTAAGTACGAGATGAGTAGAATTGATGAAGTATTTGAACGTATAGAAGACCACCGAGAAGACGGATGTTACTTCAGGCTAGGAAAATATAAAGAGGATAAATTAGAAACTGATTTCTTAAATAATAACTTTGTAAAGGAGTAGTAAAATGGGAAAAGTCTTTTGTAGTGATTGTGAGTACTGTAAAGCTGTAAATAGAGAAAATTCTAGCGCTAAATGCCAGCATCCTAAAAATATAGTGGATGAAAACTGGCACAGTGTAGCTGCTAAAGATACTTGCGCTTTCATCAATAAGAATAATGATTGTACTTGGTTTGAGGACAGAAGAGTAGGTGACTTACCTAGTCATGGCTCTGATGTGTATGATTTGTAGAAAATGATTGCCCTTTTGACATTGAAGCATAAGGAGTACTAAAATGAGTAAAGTTTTTTGTAGTGATTGTAAATATTGTATGGCAGAACATGAAAATGATGTAGATTCTAAGTGTAAACACCTAGAAAATAGAATTAATAATTGGTATGGTGTAGTTTTTAATCTGACGTGTTCAGAGAAAAACAAAGATAATGATTGTAGTTGGTTTGAGCATTGGACGGATATTGAGTAATCAGGAGTAGAAAATGAAAAAGGCATTAATAGTTGGGAATGCTTCAAACTACTTCATCTTTTTAATGAAAGAGCAAGGGTATGAAATAGTATACTATGAGGACTGCCCTGAAAATATTCTAGGCTTAGAATTTGATATTATTTGGATTGATGAGGAGATTAGAAATGAAAAATCGTTATAGAATTATAAATGAAGCTAAAGGTTCAAGTTCGTGGTACTGGATTGAAATTAAACGATGGTGGCTTCCTTTCTGGTACAAATGTATAGGGCTTGGTCCTAGTACAACACAAGGCGAGGCAAAAGCTCGCCTTCGCGAGCTGACTGCCCCGACTGTGCGAATGGTAGTTTATGAGGAGGATGAGTGATGTTTAATTGCATGAAACCTAAGTACAGAATAGTAAAAATTCAAGAGTGGGGGAAAGAATACTTTCAAATTGAAACTAAGCGTTGGTGGTTCCCTTTTTGGTCTTGTTTAAACGGTGGATTTTTTGAGAGAAATTTTTATGATATTAGAGATGCGAAGGTATATTTAGAGAAACTTAAACTCGGTAGATGTAAAACAGTAGTTTATGGGGAGGATTAATGAATAATTTTATAGAAAAAATTTATAATGAATTAGTAGAAAAGAGAGAGAAGACATTAACTAATAAGGATTACAGACTAGTTTGTGAAAATATGGATTCTATTCTAGTACAGATTGAACAAAAGATTCTTAATGACCCTGTTATATATAGCAACAAAGAATACTATAACCTAGTTGCTGAAGCTTTCTCAACTATTAGTAGACTGAGTACAATTATAGAAATAGAGCGAGATTTAAAGGAACTTAAAAGATGAAATACACACTAGACAACGATGAATTGCAGGAAGCCATTAATGTTCTAATCACAGCTCACAAAGAAGGCTCTACTAGTTCTATGCGTAGTATACTAGAACGATACCTTGAGAGATTACTGGCTGCCCAATGTGAACGTGTTTCAAATATAGTACAAAAATAGTATTTGACTTTTTCCTCAATGTTCGTTATAATATATTTATAAACAATAGCAGAACCCAAGGAAAAGGAGAAAGATAATGACTGGAGATTTTAGTGGTGGATTTTGGTTAGGTATGTTAGTTGGGTTTGTTGTTGGAATGTGTTTTATTGGCGTTGGGTTAACTATTGTGAATCAAACATACATAGATGGACAAATTGATGCCTTATCTGGCAATAAGATTATAGTAGAGAAAGTAGAAAATGAGAGAGGGGAATTAGTATGGCAGATAAAGTAAAAGTGTATTGTAAGAATTGTGAGTTATGAAAACACTAAGAGGTTCAACAAGACTCACTATATTATGTGGAAAATGGGCTATTAAAATTCCATATAGCAAGAGTGAATTTTATGGATATATTCATGGTATTTTAAGCGGATGGAAATCAAATAGAAATGAATTTGTGTGGTCTAAGTGTAACAAAGAAACGCAAATGTACAGCTTTTTGTGTCCAGTTAGATGCTCTTTTTTGTTTTCTATGATAATAGTAATGGATAAAGCTACGCCAATATCTTGTTCTGATTTTAAGAATATAGACAAACAAAGTTTTGATTTTGGTGGTTATGAACATAAGCAAGATAGTTTTGGGAAAATCAATGGTGAAGTTGTAATTGTAGATTATGGAGAATGAAATATGAGTGTTAATATTATAGATCTAATATGTAGTAACGACAAAGAACAATTAAGTGGTTATTGGGTTCCGTCTCTAGCTTTAAATTGGACTATTTGTAGAACATTTAAACAGAAAGTTAAAGATTGTGTAGAAGTGTGGAAAGGTGAAGCTATTGCAGTCAACTGGAAAGAAAATCCAAACTATGAGTCTGATTCGATAGGGATGACATTTTATGAATAAAGAAAAAGATTTACAAAAAATAAAAGCATTGGCTACTGGTGAACAATGTAATATCTTTTGGTTTGAAGAGGGTGGTGGGGTTGTATATAAGGTGTATGATCGGTTAATCCTCTTTGAAGTTCCTCAATATGGCGGTCATATGGTTTATGAGAACACATTTCACATCAGCGAAGCAGAGAAACTAGTTAACCTAGTTTATACTTGGACTTAAAATAAGGAGAACTTAAAATGGAAAGCGAAGAAAAGATGCCTAAAGTAAAATTAGATGAGTTTCATTACCACGAAGTAATTGATAGACTAATGATAATGCACAATCATTACTATGATGATATTATGAATCATCCAGTGATAGAACAATCAGCAGAGCTAACAGTACTAGCAGAAGATATCTTTAAGAAACTAAGTCTTCTTAACACTAAGATTAACTTAGATGAGATTGAAAACAATGGAAATTAAGGAGAAGAGAATGAATAAAGTACATCGTTTCCGTGATGAACATTCTGTGCTGTTCTTAGTGACATATCCTATTACATTACCATTAGCAATCATTTGTATATTTATTGACTTGTTTGTGATGTGTTGGGATTATGGTGTTCCAAGTGGATTTAGATATTGGAAAGATGATTGGCGTGATGCACCAAAAGGAATGGTCGATACTCTAAAAGAAGCTATATCACGAGTAAGGGGGTAAGTAATGACTAACTGGTTACACAAATTTTATGAATTAGATAATATAAATGATGCTATATTAACTGCTGAATTTATTGGACGTATTAGTGAGTATATTGAACAATATGGATTTGATTTGTGTGATGAATTACTAGATGTTGTTGATTTGGAAAGATTGCATCCAGTCTTAATGGTAGCTTTAATTAGAACAACTTTCTCCTTTAGGCACGAATTAAATAATTGGGTAAGTTGTCGTGACAAAATATCAGCGTTATTGTATAAATTAGGTTATGATAGCGCAGGTGTATTGCGAGGGTTATACTAATATCTAAACATGCTAAACTAAGAGTATGTGCTAGTTGTGAATGGGTGTTCCGAAACAGTATTGATTGTCCTAAATGTGGCTTTGGTTCTTATGGTGCTAGATATGTTTACGGGGATAAATGCTATAAGTACGAACGCACTCAACAGCCATGGTTTGAAAAGAAACTAGATAAATACAGACTCAACCTATTAGGCGAGATTAGCGAAGCGAAGGAGGCGAGGGGTGATACACCGATGGTATGAAATAACATGTGATTATTGCGGTTGCGCATCTCATTATATGGGCAACAAGCGTAGTGCTGAAAGTCTAGCGCGTGACGAAGGCTATATAATTACCAGAGACGGAAAACATTATTGCGACTCAAAGTGTAGATGTAAAGCAAAGGAGGCGAAGTATGAATGCAAAGGATTTAAATGAAGCTTTCCTCGAAGCTTGTGAACAATGCCCTAATTTTCAAGGGTTTGATTCCGATCTGACCGAGATTGTTAACGGTAGTTATGTAAATGTCGCAAAGTTGCATACTAAGGGTGTGGTAGCAGTTATTCGTTATTGGAGGGACGAGGATACTGTTGGAGGCAGTATAATCCATAGAAGTGGGTATTTAGAAGAACTTCCGGCAGAAGTCACTGAACTGCTGGATTCGATAGACTCAATAATTGATGAGGCTATTTCAGAAGCTATCCGTGCAGCGAAGGAGGTATAAATGGAAGAAAAAACTTATTCTGTAAGTATCTATTTACCAGAAGATCATGACGAATATCATTGGCAAGACCTCCCAATATTTTATATAGAATTAGGGGGAGAAGAATGGAGGTCAAAAGCCAAATTATTAGCAGAGAGATTTCCTGACTATGATATTGAAGTAAGAGAACTAGATCTGGGGTGCGCTAGGCTGATTCCCCCTAAATTCTACACATAGTCATATTTGTAAAGCTGTCCGTACAGCGAAGGAGATATAATGGAAGATACAGTTAAGAATATAGACAATAAATTCAAAAGTGGAAACTCTATAGAAGTAGAGCGTACGCAAATAACTAAAACAGTATGGGAGGCAATTAAAAATTATCTTGCAGAGCAAGACCTAGAAATCGAAGACCTAAAAGCAGAAATTAGAAACTTAGAAAGGTTGTTAGACTTGGCAAATGAGGCGTCCGCTTCATACTTAACTCATATTGGAAACTTGGAAACTGAATTGCTTAGTGCTGGACTAGATATAGGTGATTAACTAAAATAGTATTTGACAATTTCCTTGGTTTCCGTTATAATAGTATTATAAACAATGGCGGAAACCAAGGAAAGGGAGTTAGTATGCTTACCAGTATAACTAGAGAACTAGCGAGATTGATGGATAAGTATGAGGATTACCAGGAAGTAACGGATGATTTAGTGTATGTACTAGAAATGGTGCAAACTCTTAGGAGCAAACTTATTTGGAGGAAAAAATGAACAATGATAACTTAATTCTTAATAACCTGAGTTTTAGTATTGAAGAACTGGATATTAACATAGATTCAATAAAAGACTTTATGCACACGGCTGACTTTGGTAAGCTGCCTGCTATTGAGCAAGGTTTTTACATGATGCAACTATCTGATATGCAGAAATTAAAAGATACTTTGGATAGGCGATTTGAGCATTATAAAGAAAAAATTAGACCGCGGATACCTCTGGAGCCTAAGGAAGCAGTTAAAGCACTAGCCGAAGGTTTAAGAATTTATAAGCGTGTCTGGCACTCATCATCTGCTAGTAGAAATAATCAATATATAGAGCTTGATGATCAAGGTTATATTATTGATGAGAATAATAAGCTATACCAATTAACAGATTTTAATGGTTTTTTCCTCTACACGGAGTAAATAAATGATTTGGTTCACCGCAGATACCCACTTCGGTCATGCTAACGTACTAAAGTACGAAAACAGACCATTTATGGACTGTCAGGAGATGGACGAGTATCTTATTGCGCAGTGGAATCAATATGTAGAGCCGGGGGATACTATCTATCATCTTGGAGATTTTGCATTTTGCGGAGTTGATAGGATGCGAGAAATCTTTTCACAATTGAATGGAAATAAGCATCTAATTCTAGGCAACCATGATGATAATAGAACTAGAAAGCTAGGATGGGGTTCTATAGATTGGTACAGAGAAATAAAGTATGCTGGTACTAAGGTATGTCTATTCCATTTCCCAATAGAGAATTGGAATGGTAAGCATCATGGCTTCTACCACTTTCATGGGCACTGTCACTCTAATCAAGTTGATTCTTGCAACGGTCTTAGACTAAATGTAGGCGTAGACGTAAGTGGTTTTTCCCCAATATCAATTGAAGGATTACTAGATGGATGAATTAGAAAAGCGTAATAGACAAGTACGAATATTAGGCAAATCATTTAATAGAATAGCATCAGAAAGAAATAGAGCTATTGATATTCTATTTAAGGTTTTAGCAGAAGTACAGGCTCCAGATGATACGAGCGATATAGAAGAGTATAAACGTATGCAAGATTTTATAATTGATATTATTTGTGAATTTTTGCAGGAGGATAATTAAATGGTTTCTACATGGGAATGCCCCAAATGCGGCAATTCATACGCCTCAGGCGTAAAAGAGTGCCCTAATGATGGGGCTACTGTTAATGATTTTTTGATTAGTATAGTAACTTCTACTTTGGAGGGTACTCTAATAGACAGAATAGATGTTTCTCTTGAAGAAGATTTTTGCTATAGTCCTTATAACGATTTGAAACATATGAAAGTTCTAACAGTAAAATTTCGAGAGATATAATATTATGGGCGCTAGAAAAATAACTCTAAAATTGGTACGTAATTTCGGTCTTGGATTTAAAGTATTTTCCCCAAAGTTAAAAGGTTTATCTTTTGAGATTAACATAGCATGCTTTACTTTGACAGTTTGGAGCAAGCCTGATAAATGGTTCGGCTTTAATAATTTTTGGTACTAGTAAGTATATAAGACTAAAATATCACTTGACTTTTTTCTCGGTATTCGCTATAATATAATTATAAACAATGGCGAAAGGAGAAAATTATGAAAAAGTATGTTTGTGACGTTTGTGGGTCTTCTGAAGTAACTTTTGACGCTACTATTTCTTGGGATTATGAAACTCAATCTTTTATCACTGAATCAGCAGAAGATGGTTGCTACTGCAATGACTGCGAAGATATTCAACCTGTTAAAATCATTGAAGAAACTTTTCAATGGAAAATTACAGACAAAGCTGGCATTAGCTTTACACCCAATAAGCATTATGGCACTTTGGAAGACGTACAGAAAGACTTTAATGTTAAAGATATTGAAAAGTTTCAGAGATTGGATTCAACCAAGCAAGTTGAGGAGGTGTAATGAAAGCGAATAGCCTTTTTGAAACCGACCAGATGAGTGGCGCATTATACTACAAAATACTAGAAGACTATGCGAATGATTTAGAGGTTGATTTAGCTTGTATAATGGCAGCTGGTATAGATAAAGATCAAATTGAACTAGTATATAAGTATAATACATTTGTTCCTGATATTCAGTTTAAGGAGATATAATATGCCGCGTACACGACTTAAGTGGTTAATTGAATCAGACGATGGTGTCAATATGCGAGAGCCTCGCCCCACTAGGAAAAGTGTTGATAGAAAGGCTCAAGAATTAGCTAATGCCTTTGGGCAGACTATGTGGTACTACACAAACCGTGATAGAGCCAGGTGGTGGCGTACTGGAAAATCTATTAAGATGTATGAAGTGGAACCTAATAATGAGTGATAGGCTGGATATTGGGAAATATATAGATTACTTTAATAATTTGGTGCAAAGTACTTTTTCTTCTGCTGCATCTACGGATGCCTATATTGTGTATTACCATGAATATATGGACTATAGTCTAGTATTAATGCTTAGTGTGTTAGATAGTAGTGGAAGATTGAAGAAATGTAAGCAGGAGATTCCACTTAAAATATTATGCCAAACTAGTATTCCAGACGCTTTAGTGGAAGAGAAAATCCAAGGAATAGTAAATCTAGTAACAGAAAGCTTAGGAGAACAAAATGATTAAACATTTCTGTGATTACTGTGGAGAAGAAATTTTAGAGGAACACTTAAACAATAACTTTAAAGTAGAGAGAAATACGTATACTAATGGAGACCTTAGTGCTACTATCATGGCTAAGAACATACAAATTAACCTCCAAGAAGGAAGGGTTTTTGAAATTTGTAAGTATTGTCTAATAGACTTAGTAAACTCATTAGATGACCGTACGAAGGCAGGGTAGAATGAGTGATTATAGCAAACGGTTCGTTTTGGAAGTAGAAGAAAATAATTATTCTTCTACTCTGTACCCTTATATTTATAAAGTTCCACAAGAGCCAGTATTTAATATTAGCTTTTTGGATGATAATGTACAACCGGATATAGCTGAAATCCCTTATGATGTACATTTAGATGTTCAAGTAAATATTAGAGAATATAGGGATTTTAAGGCTTTATATCTTATAGAAGTTATTCTAGGGCATAATACGTATACCTCTGCATCCCAGAAATCTTTGTTGCATACTAGTCTAGTAGGGAAAGATTTTTTCAAAGTTTTACCTAACCCAGTATATGACCTACTAACTTCATTAATCGGTAGACATACTATTAAAAAAGAGTCTGGTTTTGACTATATAGGAGAATAAAATGATTACTAGTGTAGAAGCTATGGGAATGAAACGTATTAAAGAAAATATTAAAAGAGGTTGTATCCCTAGTGAAGATTTTGAAGTAATCTCCATCCTCAATGCAGATGAAACGGAAGTACTAAATGATGAATTCTATACTTTTTTCTTCGACGATATTGGACCAAAGTCTTCAGCTATGTATTGTAAAGACCAATCCAGCGCAATGCGCATCTCCGATGCAATCGCGCTATACGAAACAATTCTTCAACTAGAGAACAAGACTGAGGCAATTGATTTGATTGTTCATTGCGGAGCAGGTATTTGCAGGTCAGGAGCAGTAGTACAGTTTATATCTGATAAATTTAATGTTCCGATTGAGGGTAGTTCTCAAATTCAGCCTAATGAGTGGGTAGAGAATCTTTTGTGGTGTGTAAGTGAGGAGGTATAATGGGACTTATTGATGCAGTAAAATGTGATGGGTGTGGTAAAGTTATGGATTTTGAAAGCAAAGATTTCTTCCGAGTAGACGGAAATATCTATATAGGTTATACAGGAGGGATTATTGGAGGAGCTGAACCAGAAGCTCCTACTACCTTTCTCTGTGTACCTTGCTTCATGCAGTGTGTAGAGCAGGCAGCGGGTATACCTAAGTATAGAGACCCTCGTATACAAAACGAAACTTTACTTTGTTAAGGAGGTATAAATGTATACTCCAGACGAATGGGTACTAGTAAAAGTAAATGGAACTGACCCACACTATAGAGTATTTGGGTCTTGGCGAGGAGGATATCTTGACGGAGATTCTTGGAGATTAAATTCTGGAATCGTAAGAGCGGAGCAAGACGGAGATAGTTACATATTTTACGGCGCAAGTGGCTCAGTGTACATATGTCATAAAGACTCTTATGGTGTTAAATCAATGTATAGTAGCGGAGTGTTAGAAAATCTGTGCGATAATAATATGGACATTCTTTCTAAATGCCCTGATGTACCAAACTTTAACTGGATTATATTATAGGAGAGAAGTAAAATGAAAAAGATTTTTGTATGTGTAGCAATCGTATTCGCAGTAACAGTATCAAACGCTAAAGCTAATGAACTTTGTGAAGCTCAGAGTAACCTAGCTTCAACAATTATGGATGCTAGACAAGATGGAATGCCAATGCTTCAGATGATGAAAGCAGTAGGACCTGATGCTCCTTTGGCTAAAATTCTTGTAAGAGCTGCATATGATTCTCCTCGTTACCATTCTGAGGAAATGCGTACTTATGCTACTACAGAATTCAGTAACGAAGTATACCTTATGTGTGTAGAGGCTACAGAGGATTAAAAATAGTACTTGACTTTTTCCTCAATGTTCGCTATAATATATTTATAAACAATGGCGAAAGGAGAAAATTATGATTTATGCAGAAGTATTGGAAGACGAAGCTTTAAAGCAATATAATGAAGCATTAGCGCAGCCTTTTACACTACAAGGGGCTCTTATGGCGGATGCCCATACCGGGTATTCTCTTCCTATAGGTGGGGTAATACTGACTCAAGAAATGCTAGTACCTGCCTGGGTAGGTTATGATATTGGTTGTGGTATGTTAGCTATTCCCCACAACTACTGTATCCATAAGTATAAAGATTCAATATTTAAAGATATCTATAATAATATCCCAGTAGGTTTTAAGCACAGTCCTTCCCCTAGTCACTTTGATGAATTTCCTAATTTTAGTGGTATAGCTATGGAAATTTATAAAGAAAAGGGTGGAGGCTACCAACTTGGCAGTCTAGGTAGTGGTAATCATTTTATTGAGATCTCTGATAACTGGATTATTATTCATTGCGGTTCTCGTGGAGTAGGTCATGGAATTGCCTCTCACTACATGAAAAACTGTGATTTTGCTCTTTCTATATTTTCAGAAGAAGGAAAAAATTATCTTAAAGATATGGAAACCTGTGAAGAGTGGGCATTGTTAAACCGTGAGATTATTGCAAAATCTGTAATTAAGATACTACATCAGTATTCCCAAGGAAAAGCTGATTGGAGTAAGTTAGTAAATACAACCCATAATCATGTTCGCAGGTTAAGCCATACGGATGCTTTTGTTCATCGTAAAGGGGCTACTCAAGCCAATAAAGGGCAACTTGGTATAATTGCAGGAAATATGCGTGATGGCTCATTTCTAGTGCGAGGTAAAGGAAATGAAGAATCCATGTGTTCAGCTTCACATGGTGCTGGGCGAGTTCTTGGGCGTCGAGCTGCTAAAAAGAAGTTGGATTTTGATGAATTTGAAAAATCGATGAGTGGGATTTTAGCCAACGTTTCTACCTCTACCTTAGATGAAGCGCCATTAGCTTACAAGAACATTTATGAAGTAATGGAGCTCCAAAAGGACTTAGTAGAAGTAGTAGAACATATTAAACCAGTAATTAATATAAAAGGCTAGTATAAAATAGTACTTGACTTTTTCCTCAATGTTCGCTATAATATATTTATAAACAATGACGAAAGGAGAAAATTATGAGAGCCTGCGACGAGATGGTAATTGAAATTGGGGTCTTTGAAGTAGACGCTGAAGATGGGTCTTTCTCAGTCATTATGAAAGAAGTAGAGGTAGTAATAGACGGTACTCAAAATGAGGAGGATAGAGACGCTCTAGGTGGAGGTTTTATTGATATTTGGGATATTAAATGCTCAGATATTATAGTAAATTATACACAAATATCTGATGATGAAGAGGTAGAGTACAAATATTACAGTTACGATGGCTGCCCAGCAAACATCCAAGAGTTTATTTTCTATGAAATAGAAAACTTTCTCAGTGGCTATGATGAGACTATTGAAATCAAATCAGATAGGAGAGTTCGAATTAAGCACTAGATTTGAACCAATTCTACTAGCAGAGTATGAATTGATGCCTGGGCTTAGATATCGTTGTGTTGAAGGGGAGGACTGCCTTGACTGTCTTTGCTGTAACGCTCAGATATTATGTGAAGGCTTAGAGTGTAGAGATAATTATAGAACTGATGGTAAAAGTATAATTTTGGAGGTTATTGAAAATGAGTGATAAGACTTTTAGTAGATGTGTGCCTCTTGAGAACCATGATATACTATTTGATAGGCAGGTATCGCTGGGGGGATCTGACCCAGGGTTCGTAGAAATTATGATTGATGATCTTGCTGCTCTAGTATCTGTTAAAGAGCTACAAGAAGCACTTAATTACTATAACCATAGCAGTAATACTTCGAGTAGCAGTAATACTTCAAATAGAAAAGATGATGCTCTAGCTAAAGAATTGTGGAAAGAAATCTATCTTGAAGAAAGGGAGAGAGTCCGCACTAGCACAGATGCTGCCGACCATGCTAATAAAGCGGTAGAAGAATTTTATAAAACTTTTGAATAGGGATTAATGGTGTCAGAACAAGAGGTAATTAAGATATTAAATCAGTTGTCAGACACTGGTAATAGGGCATTTGAAATATTGGTTCAGCAAGCAATATTCGATGCGGGGATTTGTTTGGTTATATTAATTCTATCTACCATATTCTCAACAGTAGTACTTATAAAGCACAACAAGGTATTAGATAGCCACCCAAGTAATGATGAAAAAAGATTGGGCACAGTTTGTAATAGGAGTAACAGTTGTTATGTCTATTATTATATTTTGTGTACTAATCTACCCTCTAGTTACGGGTTTTATTAATCCAGAATATCTAGCAATCAAAGAACTTTTAGGAGCTTTATGATGAACGCTAAAAAAGAACTGTTAAAGGATATTGAGAATATTGACTCTCCGATTATTTGTGCCCTCATAACTTTTGAAGACAGACTAATCAAGTTACCAATGTTTTATACCAATGAGCAGTGGGAAAAGTTCCTCGAAGAATTAGACTTTGAGTATGAAGAAGGTTATGGTGGTCAGGAACTTTTTGGTACTGTATGGTTTCTAAATGGAACTTGGATGGAACGTGGAGAGTACGACGGCTCTGAATGGTGGGAATATAAAACTTGCCCTAAAATTCCTGGAGATTTACAATAATGGCTAATAAAAAGGTATATTGTAACACTTGTACGTATCTTAAGGGTTATGTAAAAGATTGGGATGTGACTTACAAGCATTCCTGCGCAGCTCCTAGTAATATAAAAATTAGGGATACTTATTATTGCCAAGAAGAGGAGATTATTGCACATCCTAAAGAAATTAATAAGTACAATAACTGTCCTTGGTATAAAGAGAGAGGTAACTAATGTCTATTTATGTATGTGGAGATATCCATGGAGACCTAGATATAGGACTTCTATCTTTTAGCAACTGGCCTGAAAGCCGAGAACTAACTGAAAAAGACGTAGTAGTAATTCTGGGAGACTTCGGGCTTATATGGGGTCACCCAGGCACTCGTTGTGCCAAAAAAGACCAATACTGGCTAGATTGGTTGGGGAAACGCCCATATACAGTTGCATTTGTTGATGGTAATCATGAAAACTTTGATTTGATTAATAAATTACCAACAGTAGTAAAATGGGCTAATGAAGTAGGAGTTGTAGAAACTTCTGAAAAGCCTATCTACCACCTACGCAGAGGGCGCAAATATACCATAAATGGTAAGTCAGCGCTTGCATTAGGAGGAGCAGAAAGCCACGACAAAGGTAGGCGGATAGAAGGACTTAGTTGGTGGCCTGCTGAAGTATGGTCTAGTGATGATTGTGAGAGAATAGCTGAACAACTGCCTATATCTGTTGATTATGTATTAGCCCACACTTGTCCTCAATATGTAGCAAACCTAATGTTTGAGTTGTACCCTAGAAACTGCTCAGTAGCTTCAGCTATGAATAATCTAGTAGATGCTATATCATGCAAAGAGTGGCACTTTGGGCACTGGCATCAGAATAAAGAAATAGATATTGATGGCAAAAAGTATATCTGTCATTATCGTAGTAAACCTTGGAGATTAGTATGACTTGGTTAGATTTACTATATTTTCTTTTGGGCTATTTGATAGGGTCTATTCTATATATTCTAGTAATATTAGTATTATCTCGGTTATTTAACAAATTATCCAAGTAATATTTCTCTTAATTTGGATTGAGGTTTTTTATGTTCGAAGTAGACTTACTATATTTTTTCTTAGGTTATCTAATTGGAAACGTTTTGTACCTAATTCTTTGTAATATTTTTGGAAGGAAGTAAACAATGCTTAAAGACTTTGTATTTTATGCTGTGATAGGTTATTATAGCGTTATTATAATATATAACTTAGTGGAGTTAATTTATGTTCATTATCAAAACAAACTGGGCGAAGAGAGTCGTAACTCCAGAATTTGACTGGATGCCTGACAGAGTAGATGACTTTCTTCAGCTTATACTAGATAAGACAATAAATTCTTTTACCCGTATATTTGATAGAAGGAGTTTTATCAAATTTAATAGGTCTGACTTTTTATGTATTGATAGTACTTTGTCAGATATTATTTTACCTCTAGTAAAAGAGGTAAAACGAGAAAAACAAGGTGTACCTTGTATAGATAATGAAGATGTACCAGAAGAATTACGTACTGAAGAAGATCTATTTAGTAAATGTAACCATTCAGATAAAGAAATGGAAATACTAGTGGCTAGGTGGGATTATATTTTAGATGAGATGATATTTGCTTTTGAGAAATTGAAAGAAGCTAATTGGGAAGCCGAATTTCATTCAGGTCATATAGATTTCAAATTTACTCCGGTAGACAAAGAAGGAAATGAAGTTCCTGAGGAAGGAGCAGAACTTTTCAGGATGGATAGAGGCCCTAATGACACCCATGAACTAGATATTGAAGGTCTCAAAGCTATGGATGCACGTATCCAAAATGGAACTATGCTTTTCGGTAAGTACTACAGGGATTTGTGGCTTTAGCATAATCTAAAATAGTCCTTGACAATTTCCTCAATATTCGTTATAATAGTATTATAAACAATGAGGGGAGGAAATATGAAAGATAGGATGCACAAGATAGAGGCTCAGAGAATAGCAACAGAGCGCATAGAGCATTTTCTAGGAGATGAATGGTCTTTTAGTTTTATAACTAAGAAGCGTACACTAGGAATGTGTTGTTTCGATACCAAAACAATATCTCTCTCGCTTAACTATCTAAAAACAGCCAAGTTTGTAGATGTTGAAGAAACCATAATGCACGAGATAGCGCATGCGCTAGTCGGCCCAGGCCACGGGCATAACCAGCACTGGAAGGCGCAGATGCGTGCATTAGGTTATCCTAATGCTAAGGCAACTAGAAGAATTGAACACACTAGCATTGATTCTTATATCGAATCCGGTGCTAAGTGGCTTCTAATTGAACCTAATGGTAAAATTGTTAGAGAATGGTATCGCAAACCCGCTGATAAAACCTTTGTAACTATTAAAAACAAATATATCCCTGGGAGAAAAGAAGAAACTATAGGTAAGCTGAAAATAGTCCGAATTGAGGAGTATGGCAATGTGTAAGATTGAGGAATCTCTGACTAGGAATCTATGTGTATTCCACCAAGATGAGCTGTTTGGTAGAAATATTGAAATAACTGCCAATGATTGGAGTAATGGTGAAGCAGTAGACCTCGAAATCAGTATTGTAGAAAAAGACCAAAACGTTTCGTTTAGTAAGCGAACTGTTTATCTAGAACTTACATATTCCGAGTTGGAAATCCTAGGCAAAGTAATCAATAAGCTTAATGAGGAGTAAAAATGCCAAAAATTGAATTTTATACTATTGACGAGTACAAAACAAAACGCTCCTTTACTAGTATTGACCTTCCTCAAATAGAAATCGATTATATATTCAGTGGAGCAGCTAAACCAATACAACAATATGTTGCATTTTTAAATGCTTACGAGCCAGAGATTGTTTACTTTGAAGAGGATGACCCAATTTGCGGTATGAAAGAATTTGGTAAGTATAATATTTATGAAAAAGCTAAGATAGACTTTCTAAAGTGGGTTAATGACCAAGATAGTTTAATCTATGTGCGAGAGGCAGAAAATGGCTAAATTTGCAGAAATTGGAACCAAGACTCTATACCTAGTCAAAGCAGAAACTTTCAAAGAGTGGCTTACCCTTCTTAAATATCGTTGGGATGGAAAAATTATCGGCTCACTGCTAGTACGCTTTGATAACGGTAAGTTTTATAAAATGAATGTTGTATCTCCTAAAGACATGAGGGAGTTCAAAAAAGTTTACGCATTTAAGTATCAAAAATGAAATGGTTGATTTGTATTTTATTGTTGCTCCCCTGCAATTCTTTAGCATTAGAGGATTCGCAGAGGGAGCTTATTGTGTATGCACATAGCTACGCCTCTGAATATGGATGGGGCGAAACCGTAGCCTCAATACTTTATCAAGAGAGTAAAGCAGGATTTTCTGGATATAGAAAATACGGAGTAGTAGTTGGGGACAGAAGTAAGAGTGGGGGTTATAAGTCTCTAGGAGTTATGCAAATCCAGCTAGAAACTGCAAAAGATATACTAAGGTGGTTTCCTCATCTGTGCCCAGAACCTATCTCAGACACGGAACTTAGTTACAGACTTCTAGCTGATGATAAGTTTAGTATTAGACTTGGAACTTGGTATTTTATAAAGTTATACGAAGTAAAAGGTTCTTGGAGAGAGGCAATATTAGCTTATAATATTGGGCCATCTGGAACTTTAGATATCAATGATTATGTTAGTAAAGTATTAAAATGGAGAAAATGGCTACTAAAGGAGGTAATAAATGATTAAATCGTCCTGCATCTGTGGTGCAAGTTTAGAGTTAGATTTAGAAGGAAGAGACAAAGAATGTGAATTATACCAAGAATGGCTTGAGGTGCATAAAAGATGTACTGAATTATATCAGCAGGAAAAATTCTTTGCTATTTCACTAGCTGTAAATAAAAATAACCCTAAGTCTAAGCCTAGGGGTTCTAGGCTAAATTAAAGGAGTAATATGTGCTCAGATATTGAACTCTTATTCATAGACTTAATAAACCCTAGTAAAACTAAGTTTGTTAGAAAGGATTTAGATATAGCAGAGTTTTTAGAAGACCATTATTTTGGTAACCATTACGCCTCTATTCCTTTTAATGAGTATATCGTAGAATATACTAAGCTTCTAATGATAGATGAGGATAATAATGTTAAAGAAGTTAGTTACATCGTTTAAGAAGCCAAAAAGTCCTCCTACAGGAAACCTAAAAGATGTAGATATTTATTGCCCTTTTTGTGGGTTTACTGTGAAGAGAATTGTTCAAGAACAGTTAAGGCTTCCTATTGAATGCCCTAAATGTGGAAAATATACTGTTCAAGAGTTTAAGGAGAAAGTATGACTAGACAATTTGATCTTATATTTGAAAAAATTATGAAACATGAGGGTTTTTATTCTAACCATGCTAATGATAGGGGAGGACAGACTTATCGAGGAATAGCTAGGAAGTTTCATCCGGATTGGGAGGGGTGGACTATTATAGACAAGATTATGGACGAAAATGGTAACTTTTCAGAGGCATCCCTACCACTTTCCACAACTATCGACCTCGATACTAAGGTTAGAGAATTTTATAAACAAAACTACTACGACGACTTTTGTGGTGATTCTCTCCCGTTCGCTGTAGCTCAGGAGATGTTTGATATTTCCATAAATATGGGTCTGCGCCGAGCAGTACTTTTTCTACAGAACTCTATTAACGCGCTCAATAGGTCGGGTGTGCAACCTGATTTAGTTGCAGACGGAATTTTTGGAAATAAAACCTTAGCTGGAGTAAATGAATTTCTAGATAAGGGCAATTATATGTGGCTAGTAAAATTGCTTAATATAATGCAGGGGTATCAATATGCAGAAATAGCCATGAATAATGCAGACCAAAGAGTTTTTCTACGTGGTTGGCTAAAACGAGTGGAGATTAATACAGATGATTTCTAAGCTTATACAGAAGTTCAAAAGCTATACGACTGATTCTATTAATAAAGAATTAGCTACTGATTATGAGTTTGTTGAGAAATGGTTGTGGGTTCTACGAGATAAAAATACGGCAAGAGAATATCGATCTAAGTTCTATTACCGAGATTTGGAAGATTTGGAGCAACATGGTATTGAGCTCATTGATGTAGTATATAAACTACCAGAAACAAGAATAATTGTATCTGCTAGTAAACGGGTATAGGAGGTAAAAATGGAAATTATAGGCACTAGATGCCCAACTTGTAAAAGTACAGATGTTATAGAAGTATCAGATATTCAATCCTATCAATTTCATGAGGAGATTAAAAAGTGTGCTTCATGTGACACACTATTTGCAGTAACTAGAGAAGTATCAATCCTAATCCAAGATAGCGCAGAAGGGTCATTCCTCGACCACTCTAGCGCAACTACGGACGGGAGCAGTGATTTATATTCATGAAATCTTTCATTAAATCAACTATAGAACAACATTTTTCTTTACATAGACTAAATATAGCTTGGTATATAGCAGCTGTCACCAACAGTGCTATGGCGATATTAGGTATATATAGCAATCTTGCCTTATACTATTCTATAGTAACTATGAGTAGTATTTTAGTACTAAACTTATTTAGTCTTATTTACACTAAGAGAAAGGGATTGAAAATATTTTATTTTCCTTCGTCCTTTACCACAGCAGTACTGCTTTATATCCCTTTTGTTTTATTAGGTGCATTCTCAAATGTATATGTTTTGTCTCTGTCTATAACAGCTAGTTTAGTTTATATTATAGAAAGACTATACATAGAAAAGACACTAGTAGTATATGAAAAGCAAATCCCTGGATACAACTAGGAGGTTATAATGGACAAATGCCTAATTTGTGGGAATAAGAAACTTTTAACACAGCCTAAGCCCCAAACTCTAAAGTATAAAGGATTCTCTCATCCAATATACTACAAAATTCTAGTATGTATGAACTGCTATGGTGAAGTAGTGCCTCGTAAAGCTATAGAATATTATAAGTATGAGCTAGACAACTTCAGAGCTGAGATTGACTCAATAAAAAATTATTCTTGACAATTTACTCGAATTTTAGTATAATGTACTATAAATAATTGGAGAATTTATGAATATTTTTTACACAAATCACAATCCTCAGTTCTGTGCTAGAGAACATTGCACAGTGCATACTAGAAAAATGATAATTGAGTATGCACAAATGCTCTCTACAGCCCATAGAGTATGTGATGGAGATGAGTTTGCTGATGAAGATAGTTTATATAAGCGTACACATGAAAACCATCCATGTACTAAGTGGGTAAGAGCAAACTCAGGTAATTATAGGTGGTTGTATGCTTGCCTTAAAGAATTATGTAAAATCTACTGGAAAAGTTCCGGTAATAAGCATGCCACCCATAGATTACTGGAATATCTACAGTATTGCCCTGTGTATATACCAAATTACTTATGTACTTGGGAGCCACCCCCACAAGCAATGCCAGATGAATTTAAGCATAAAGATATTAGAGAGGCTTATAAACAATACATCAATTCTAAGTACTTAGATTGGCTGAGTAGAGAAAAGCCTATTAAAGTTGATTGGTACTTTGAAAAACCAGAATGGGCTGAGTATGGGGGATAGCTGTGCGAATAGAGCGTGAAAATAGATACGTAGTACTAAAACTAAAGGATATAAATAACTGCTTTTCTAGTACAGAATGGGAAATTTTAAGAGCACTTTGTGAAAAAGTAGACTATTACAGAGAGTGCGTTGATAAAGAGAAATTAGAGTGTTTAGTTATTGAAAGTGACTGGCCTGAGTATGAAACAGCCTGGCTATCTATAGTGAACAGGATGAGGAACTCATAGTGCAGAAACTATTAAATACTTTAAAAGATAAATTCCCTGAAATAGAAATGATTGAAGAAAAAAGAGAGTTCATATACTCTAGTTGGATTCTTGACTTCAAAAATGGTAATTCAATGATTATTATGAAACAGCCACCACCATACATAGGAGACGGGGAACTCTATACTATTGCAACCTATAACTCTGAGGAGGAATATGACGATTCGTTGACTTATCAAGGGGAAGAGGCTTACCTAACAGATAAATGTATTATTAAAAGTGTAGACTTTATAAGGAGTTTATAATGGATATTAAAAAAATGGCTCAAGCTATTGAGCAAGCAAATGAAGCAGGGCTGATACCTTTCATAACTAAATTCTATGAAGAAGGCGAAGATTATTCAGTTGAGTCACTGGAAGAGTATCTCCAACAAAATATACATTTTGGGAAAGCCTCCGCAGCAATAGAGAGTGTAGCACAAGATCTCTACTATGAGAAAAGTAATAATGCTACCAAAAGCTTGGTAATGGACTCTGGTATTGCTATTACAATAGATATCGAAGAGTATCTGCTAGTAGCGCTATACTCAAAGTCTGAAGATGACCCGGGATATTTTGCTAAGCTAGAAGTAGTGTTTGATAAGGAGGAGTCTATTCAAACATTTGTGGATGCTATGTATGATATGGATACTGCAATTATGGCTCTTATGGAGTCAATAGGTTTTGATAACCTAGGTTATATCCAGCTTAGAATGGAGAAATAAAGTATATACTAAGGAGGTACGTATGGAATTTAGTTGGAAAGTAATCATTGCTACCCCCGTACTCTTCCTAATAGCTATAATAATTGAATCAGCAATAAAGGAATATTTATATGATAGACGATGACATACTTTGTAAGATGTATAAAGTAGCAAAATCATGCACTACAAAAGAGCAAGCAGCTTCTGCAAAGAAGTATATCGAATTAGCAAGCAAGCAATATCCATGTATATTAAATATACTATCTCATCTATTTATGATTACGGATTTATCAGTTGCTAGGAGTAAGAAGCATGTCCGATTATAAAGAACTGGAAAATAGTAGTAAATGGGAGTCTGAAAACTCTCGTTTGAAGTATGTACTAGGAAATAACCATAAAAAAGTACGCATAAAAAATAGAGAGGAGTTACTACTGACCCCAGGGGTTTCCTATACTGCAGATAATAGAATAATTGGACCGGGTAATATTATATTCTTCAATACTATGGCAGAATTTGCAGGGATGGAATTTAGAATAGGAGACCTCCCAAGAGGATACCCTTGGAAAAGTTGGATGTATGAAGAAGTACGAGGGTGTATTAAAGAGGAGAGGCTTGTAGCAGAGGAAGATCCCAATGGAATTAACCAACATGATCCAGGTGCTAAGCTAGACAAAGGTAAAAATAGAGTCGCTTTAGTATTAAGTGGATTTTCTAATGCTATTGAAGAAGTGTCTAAGGTAGGAACGTACGGGGCTGAAAAATATTCTCCTAATGGGTGGGAAAAAGTGGATAATGGTTTAGAACGCTATGATAACGCTATGCTAAGACATTGGTTAGCTGAAAAACGTGGGGAAGAGTCTGACCCAGATACTGAGTTACTTCATGCAGCCCATGCAGCTTGGAACTCTCTTGCTTACCTAGAACTCAAACTTAGGGAGAAAATATGAATATAATAGCAGAGGTTAAAGAATTTGTTGTAGAATTTACAGAACGTAAAGGGCACTACCCTAAACACATTATTCTAGGGAGGGCAGAAAAATCAAGGCTTAGAAATCTTCCTGACCTGATGCTATTAAATTACCCTGAGGAGTGGCCAGATAAATTATTTTGTATTCCGTTGAGTTATACTGCGGAAGAAAGTTGTATACGGGTGAAATGATGCCAATCTATGAGTATAAATGCAAAGTCTGTGGGAAAGAATACACCAAAATTAAAAATATTCTAGAGTACAAAGACTCTATTATGTGCAACTGTGGTAATTGGGCTGATAAAGTCCCCTCCTTGCCAGGGTATAGGCGAGACCATACCAGATTTGAGAGGTGAGATATGCCAATAGATTATGGATTCTTTTATTATGTGTTAACTGGTTTAAAATACACGGCGGACTTCAAAAAGGATGTTGGCATACTACTAGGAACTGATGGTAAACTACAAAAATTACTAGACCATAAAATTGAAGTTGAGTCTGATATGTTAAGTATTCTTTGCAAAGACGAGGATGATTTAATAGATTACTTTATCAATACATTAAACTTTGGAAGAGATAAAGCCCAAGAAAATGATATTGAGATCCTTACAATAGGTAAATTATATGATTTATTAGATGACAGATATTCGGAGGGCGAATGAATATAGAGCTAGTAAGTTTTACAAATAACCCTATTGAAACCTGTGCAAAAGCCGCTTATAACTGCACTAATACTATAGAAATGCCAGAACATGTAGACCCACATGGTTTAGTGGAGAGAGTACTTACATTAGGTCATGAGAGCATAGCTGAGTTTGCGGATTTTGTGTTTAAGGCAGATGGAATTAGTAGGGTTGCTAGTCACCAACTAGTTAGACATAGGGTGGCAAGCTATGCACAACAAAGTCAGAGATATAATACATATGATACCTTAAGTATTAATATTCCTGACGGGTTATCTTATGAACAAGCAGAGAAAATGAAACAAGCTGCTTCATATTGCCACAACCTTTACCTAGAGTTACTTAGTGAAGGAGTCCCTGGAGAAGCGGCAAGATACATTCTTCCTAACGCTGCCACTTCTAGTATTTTTATAAAAATGAACGCTAGAGAGTTACGACATTTCTTTAGCCTAAGACTTTGTTTGACTACTCAGACTGAGATTCGTTTCATGGCGCAGGCTATGTACGAAATTGTACGACGCAAATTTCCAGCCCTTTTTGTAGGGCAATTCCCGCCTTGTGAAACAAAAGGTGAATGTAAATCATGTCCGGGGGTGAATAAAAATGACAGTACAACAAAAATTAGGGTTACGAAACCTAAGCAAACCAAACCAAGTAATGAAGCCCAAAAAGACTTATTCGAGGAAGTTTAAACATCGCAATCGTAAAGGATGGTAATTATGATTAGCAATTTAGATGATACGTTTGCTTTTAATAAGGCAATAGAATCTTTAGAAGGGATAATTGAACTACAAGAAGGAGTTGCTTTTCCATATGAAGAGAGAACCCAGGAAGCTTTTAAAGATGCTCTAAAAGCATTTGAAACAGCCAGTACATATGCTACTAGAATCTCCAGATTGCTCAAAAAGGAAGATTACGAAACTACGTTTCACACGCTTCTAGAAAGAGACTTGGCTGAAATAGAAGAGCTATTTAATGATTAAAAATAGTTCTTGACAATTTTCTCAATATTCGCTATAATAGTATTATAAATAATAGCGAAAGGAGAAAATTATGACTAGGGAAAATATTATTAACATTCTTCGTAATTCTGAAGCAACAGTAACATTTCTTAAAAAAGACGGGTCAAAACGTGTTATGAAATGTACACTTCGCCCAGATGTACTGCCCGCTCTAAAAGGCTCAAATCATAAGAAGAATGAAGATGTACTTCCAGTATGGGACTTAGAGAAAAATGCTTGGAGGTCTTTCCGCCTAGATAGTATTATAAAAATAGGAGATTAGATTGATTGATAATGTTAACAAAATTGAGGAATATCTAAGAGATTCTCTAATTGCACTGGAAACAATACGAGCAATTACTAAAAAAGATGAACATAGTGAAATAATTAATGTATTTCTCCAAAAGATGGAGAATTCATTAGTTAAAGTAGCGGAATGTAACTTAGAGATTACCGATTCTTGCGGTAAACCAAAATCACGATGTATTTTCTTTAACTAAGCGAGTGTAGTCCAACGGCAGAGACAATGGACTTAAAATCCATAAAGTGAGGATTCGAATTCCTCCACTCGCACCAATTTTGTCCGTTCAATGTAGGACGGACACACTAGACTCCGTGACGCCTTCGAAGTCTAGCGCACAACAAAAGGCCGAGATAACAAAGGAGGCCGTTATGAAATTTTTTCTTTCTACTCTCTTTATATTGATGCTTACTACTCAAGCCTTTGCATCAACAGCTGGGCGAACTGACCATTCAGGTATTCTTGTTTGGATGTTCCTAGGGTTTTGTGCGCTGATTGTAGTAGCACAGGTAGTACCTGCTCTAATGATGATGGTTGGTGTTGGGAAAGCACTACAAAAGGATGCTGCTATTACCAATGAGTAATAGGTGTATTGGGGGGGAATTTCCCCTCCCATTTTTATATAGCATTAAAAATTTTGCTCTTGACGCAAGGGTGGATTTTTAGTATTATATAAGAATAATACATAAAGCTACCGAATAATCGGGGCAAGTTTTCTACCGAAAGGAGAAAAACAGATGAATCATTCACGAAGCGCTATTAACCAAATGGACAGACTATTTGAGGTACTGTTAAAGACCTCGCAAGCTACTAAAACCAACTATCCTAGATACAGTCTATGGACTACTGAAGGATGGCAGAATAAGAAGTATATTCTGGATATATTAGTAGCAGGTTTTTCTAGAGATGAACTAAAAGTCTCTTGTTCAGATGGTGTATTAACCGTAGCTGCTAAACAAGCAGACTATGGGCACAGAAATTACTTGGAAAAAGGATTTAGTACGAAAGACTTTGAAGTAGAATTTCCAATAGCTAATTCATGGCAAGTAACCTCCGTTACCTTGAATAATGGGGTACTAAGTATTCAAATTGAAAAAGAAACTAAAGACGAACAAATACTAGAGATTGGATAAGTATGAACGTAGAACGGTTGATAAAACAACTCGAAAAGGATGTAGGGAAATCTAATAGGTTATATCAAGACACAGATGGAAATAAACTAATTGGTATTGGACACTTGATAACTGATGACGACCCTGAAGCTCTTAGAGACATACGACCTGGACAGAAAATATCTGAGTCGAAATGCACGGAGCTTCTAACATCTGATCTAACGACTGTAATAACAGATTGTGTAAAAATATTCGGAACAGAATGGGAAACTTTCCCAGAAGAGTTCCAAGAATCTTTCGCTAACCTTTTGTTCTCTACAAGTAGAGATAATATTAGTGACCTAAAAGATATTATCTATAATGCTGTAGACAGAAATTGGACACAAGTAGTAGTAGCACTAAAAGATACTGCTGTCTATCAATCGAATCCTCAACGAATAGCAAGGATGCAATCACGACTATCTATTCTGTAAATAAAAAGCACTGGCTATCTATTAGTCAGTGCTTTTTATTTCTTCTATCTCAGCGCCGAGTTGCGTACATTTTAAGTGATAGTATTACGTGCGTATAAAAAAGTTCTTGACAATTTTCTCAATATTCGCTATAATAGTATTATAAACAATGGCGAAAGGAGTAAAAATGGCTAGAGTTAAAAAGAAAGAACACGAAAATTTATCAGATTCTAATATTAAAAAAGTAATAGAACTGCTAGAAGCTAAGCAACCTATTACTAAAAAGCACGCTTGTGAGATTCTCAACATCTCTTATAATACCACTAGATTAAATAATATTATAGAGGGATACAAGCACAAAAAAGAGATAGAAGCTAAGAATAGAAAAGCTAAACGCGGGAAACCTGCTACAAAAGATGAAATTTCAGATATAATTAGAGAGTATCTAAATGGTACTTCTATATCAGAAATTTCTAAGGATATTTTTAGGTCTTCTAGTTTTGTATCTAATATTATAGATAGAGTAGGAGTACCGCGTAAGCTAACTAAAGAAGAGATGAAGGAGAGCCACTTACTTCCAGACCAGTGTATGGCGTATGAATTCAAGTATGGTCAAATTGCGTGGTCAGCGAAGTATAATGCTCCCTGTGAAGTTAGAGAAGAATTAACTGATACAGACTCAGTAAAATACGAAGAGAAGTACGGATGTAAATGTTATAAGATTTATATCGTTAGTAGGGTAGAGGAGCCAGTTCCAGGGTTCTCATCTGTAGAAATCGGTGGGTATAATGCTATTTCTCCCGCAAGTGAGTTAGGTGACTTAACCCATCTTATTGAGTTTTGCCCTAGTGTAGGAAAAATATAATGGAATATTATTTGATTGGAAGTTTGTCTGTAGGAATTGTATCGTATCTTTCTATTCATAGACCGGTACTAAAGGAATTGAGAGCTTCTGGGGAGTTGGAGCGCGATGAATTTAGGAATCCTATGCTAACAGCTATGATTCTTATAGCATTATTTACAGTTTTGGCTCCATTTATGGTATTTGCTGGTATTTTCACTAGTAATGACCAATTTAAGCAAAACTATAAAGATAGGCTCCTAGACCAAGAAAAATAGTTCTTGACAATTTTCTCAATATTCGCTATAATATATTTATAAACAATGGGAAAGGGAGAAAATGGAAGATTGGGTGAAAGAGTATTGTATGCAGGGTGTTCTTTGGACGGTACATTTTGATGAAGCAATTTAAAACAGACCCTGCAACCACACTAGCGAAGAAGGAGAAAGTATGAACACATTGTACAAAGTAATTGAGACTGAAGAGTATGGAACTTTTCTTACTAAAGATTCCCAGGGTAAGTTGGTTTTGGAACTGAAAGGTTCTAACAAAGTAGCGTCTTTTTCAAGCGATGAGCTTGAGGAAGTAATACCTTATACTATTGATATTCGATTTAAGACTGATGGGGGTATCTATACTTTTACCAGTGAAAAGGGCACTCTTGAGTTGGATGACCTAGTAGTATACGAAGGCCCATATGGGCGCGACATCGCGCAGGTCACGGGCGTAGATACTAAGAATAAAAAATCTAATAAGCCTTTTAAGGGATGGAAGTTGCAAACTCAACGAATCGCATAAAAAATAGTTCTTGACAAAAAGCTCGATTTTCGGTATAATATATTTATAAACAATGGCAGAAGGAGCACTTTCATGGGTGATAGATTTTATGGACAACAATTAAAGGCTACCGGAGATTGCCCAGGTGCTTCAAAATCACAAAAACGAAAGGGAAGAAAAATGGCGTGGACTGACGAGAAAAAAGCTGAAGCAATCAAACTGTACGAAGATGCTGAACCTACTCCTGAAAATTCAATGGAAATTGTTAAAGAAGTAGCAGACCAGCTCGACGAAACTCCTAACGGAGTACGAATGATTCTCAGCAAAGCTGGAGTATACGTAAAGAAAGCAGCTGCTGCAAAAGCATCTGGTGGAGAATCTAAGAAAGGTGGCTCTAAGCGAGTTAGCAAAGAGGATGCTCAAAATGCACTTCGCGAAGCTATCCAAGGTCTTGGACTTGAGCCTGATGAAGACATCATCACAAAGATGACTGGGAAAGCAGCTCAGTACATTACATCAGTAATCAAAAGTTCTCAAGGTGAAGCTGAAGAAGCTGAAGCTGAAGCTGAAGGTTAAGTAGCAATATTCCCAGGTAGCTCAATGGCAGAGCAAGTGACTGTTAATCACTTGGTTGCTGGTTCGAGTCCAGCTCTGGGAGCCAATTAATGTGGTGACTGTAGCTCAATGGTAGAGCAACTGACTGTGACTCAGTGTATTGGGGTTCAACTCCCCACAGTCACACCAATAATAAGCGTCCGTCGTCTAGCTTGGTAAGGACACTGCCCTTTCACGGCAGTAACGAGGGTTCAAATCCCTTCGGGCGCTCCAATAATATGCCGCTGTAGCTCAATGGTAGAGGTGCCGACTTGTAATCGGCGGGTTAGAGGTTCAAGTCCTCTCGGCGGCTCCAAACAACTATAGGGGTGTATTTCAATGGTAGAATAACGGTCTCCAAAACCGTAGATGGGGGTTCAACTCCTCCCACCCTTGCCAAATACTTAGGGAAGGTGTGCCGAATTGGTGAAGGCAGCGGTCTGTAAAACCGTGACAGAGAAACGTTGATGGTTCAAGTCCATCCCTTCCCACCATAATTAAAGGAGGGCTAAGTCCATAATTGGTATTGGCGCGGTCTTGAAAACCGTTGGGCGTTAATAGCGTTCTCAGAGTTCGAGTCTCTGGCTCTCCGCCAAATTTAGGAAGAGTGTCCGAATTGGTAAGGAGCCCGACTGCTAATCGGGTAGGCGTAATAGCTTTGAAGGTTCGAGCCCTTCCTCTTCCGCCAAATAAATTATAGGGGTATAGTTCTAATTGGTCGAATTGCGGTTAACTTACCGTAGATGGGAGTTCGAATCTCCCTGCCCCTATACATTAAATGCCCGACAAGCCTCTCCTTAGAATCTACTAGATGAAGTGAAGCTCAAATCGTGACCGAGCATAAACGGTATCGCCTGTAGGACGCTATAGGAATCGGGTTTTTCTAGCAATTTATACTACCGTAGCCCAACTGGCAGAGGCGCTAGATTTAGGCTCTAGTTGTTAGGAGTTCGACTCTCCTCGGTAGTACCAAATCTATAGGGGTATAGCTCAATGGTAGAGCATTAGACTTTGAATCTAAGTATGTAGGTTCGATTCCTACTACCCCCTCCAAATTTGCCGGAGTGTAACTCAGCTGGAGAGAGTGACGGATTACGAATCCGTAAGTCGTAGGTTCGAATCCTACCACTTCGGCCATTAAATAAGTAGTACCAAATCTATCGGAGTGTAGCTCAGTTGGGAGAGTAGCCGCCTTGGACGCGGGCAGTCGCAGGTTCGAGTCCTGCCACTCCGACCATTAAATAAGAGCTCTCCATCGTTCAGTAAAGGCTTTTGCTTGTTTGAGGGAGAATGGTGTGAAAAAAGAAGAAGTACAAAAAAAGGTAATGGCGGTAGGAGATGCAGTAATTACTTATCGAAGTAAAAATTCTAACAAGCTGAAATACAATGTATGCACGTTAGACTTCGATAATAGCTACATCAAAAGCAAAGTACGAAAAGCTGAAGAATCAGAAGATACTATTCTATTCTTTTGTTGGGATACTGACTCCTACCGGCTACTAAGACCTGAGTATATTACTAAGGTCGTGGCATTAACCTCTATCTTGAAAGGAGTATAATGGATGGTACAATAGAAGATAATGAAATCTTTTATCGTATTCTAAATGAAGATGAAAATGGGTTCAACCAGCTACGGTTAGTAGTTAATAGACTTAGAGGAATCGAATATTTACATCTTAGAGAATACTATCTTGATTTCGATGGAGAATGGTGCCCAAGCCCTAGAGGACTAGCCACACCACTAGACTTAAATACAGTATCTGAACTACTGATAGGGCTTGCAGAGATAATTTCACTAGCAGAATCTAGAGAAATTATCGAGGAGTACTTTGGAGATATTATTAATAATATCTACGAACAGTGAGGAGAGGGAATGAAGGAATTTCTTGACAAAGCATCTACGGCTTACTATGAAGGGAGCCCTATTATATCAGATGAAGAATTTGATAGGCTTTCTAGAGCATGTAACTACCGAAGTGTAGGCTATTCAGTAGAAGGTGGTGTGGAACTCCCATACCGCCTCTACTCCCTTGAAACAATTTTTGAGGGAGAGTCTTATCCGATTGATATTAGTAGTAAATCTACGATAAAATCACCTAAATTGGATGGATTAGCAATAGCTCTAATATATGTACATGGTAATCTACTATCAATAATCACTAGAGGTGATTGTAAAGTTGGTAAAGATGTTAGCAGGCATATTCCTTCATTCCCTGTACCCAAAAGTATTAAAACTACGGAAGAGGTAGTACAGATTAATGGAGAGTTAGTCGCTCCCAAAGATATCCCCAGAGCACGTAATTATGCTTCTGGAGCAGTAGGGCTAAAAGATACTAAGGAATTTGCCACTAGAGACTTAACTTTTGTAGCTTATGGAATAATTCCATACCCAACTGATAACTTTTCTACCGATATGGAACTACTCAGAAGCCGAGGCTTCAAAACAGTTCTAGATGCGGAAGGTTTGAATAAATTTCCTACTGATGGGATTGTTTATCGCCTTAATAGTAATAAAAAGTATCTTGATGCTGGATTTACGGCGAGAGAGCCAAAAGGAGCTTTTGCTCTAAAAACTCTTAAAACTGGAATAACTACTACCTTAAAAGATGTTGTATGGCAGGTAGGGAAATCAGGTATAGTAAGTCCAGTAGCAATTCTAGAGCCTATTGAAATTGACGGAGCAACAATTTCTAGAGCTACACTTCATAATATAAAATATATAGATGCTCTAGGCTTAGAAATTGGTTGTGATGTAGAAGTAATACGTTCAGGAGACATTATTCCACGTATTGTACGAAGGGTTGATTAAACCTATCAAAAAATTATACTTGACTTTTTCCTCGAATATTAGTATAATATAAAAATAATGAAAGTTGAGGCTATGAAGGAAATTATTCCACCTACAAATTGCCCCGAGTGTAATAGCAACCTACTATGGGTTAATGACCAGTTATATTGTAAAAATTCAAGTTGTCCGGCTATAACACTGAAAGCCTTGCAACATTTTACTAAAACTGCGAAAATAAAGGGATTAGGAGAAGCTTCACTCCTAAAACTGGAAATTAATAGCATAGTAGAGCTTTACCAACTTTCAAAGGAAGACTTTATTGATGCTTTAGGTGAGAAAAACGGTACTAAGTGTTACAATGAGTTGGAGAAATCGAAAAAACTCCCCCTCAACATGCTTTTACCTGCTTTCAACATCCCTTTAATTGGCAATACTGCTTCTAGTAAAATCTGTTCTAAAGTTTCACATATTGATGAAATAACAGAAAGCTCTCTTAAAGACGCAGGAATCGGACCGAAAGCATCAGCAAATTTGTTAAACTGGCTTAATAAAGTATATAAGCCAATGTATGAGAATATTCTACCGTTTGATTTTAAATCATCCAATGTCGTAGAGACTAACACTGAGGACTCCAAAGGTACAGTTTGCATAACAGGGAAGCTTAAGACTTTCAAAACCAAAGCGGAAGCAGAGCAAGCTTTACACAATAAAGGATACTCCACAGTTCCTAGGATGACAAAAGCAGTAGATATTCTAGTCAATGAGAGCGGAATAGAATCCGCAAAAACCGAGAAAGCCAGAGAATCTGGCGTAACTATTGTTACAAACCTTAACCAACTTTTAGGAGACTGATTAAAATGGCAAAAACTACACAAAAATGGACTGAAGAGCGTACTGCACAACTTACTAACATCTTTCCGGAAGGAACATATGTTACTCAAGAAGATGTAGCAAAAGCTGCTGACGCTCTCGAGACCTCTGCTCGTTCTGTATCTAGTAAACTTCGTAAGCTGGGCTATGATGTTCAGCTGGCATCTGAAGTAGCTAAGAGCAAAGCATTTTCAGAGGAAGATGAAGCTAAGCTGAAAGAGCTGCTTACTAATAACCAAGGTACCTTTACCTACGGTGAACTTGCAGAGCAGCTTGGTGGGGATTTCACCGCTAAAAAAGTGCAGGGCAAAGTTCTTAGTATGGAACTTACCGACTTTGTACGCCCTACCCCGAAGGTAGAAGCTGCTAAAAAGTACACTGATGAAGAGCAGGCTACTTTTGTACAGATGGTACAGGACGGTGCTTTCATTGAAGAAATCGCTGAGAAGCTTGGTCGTGCTACTAACTCCATTCGTGGTAAGGCTCTCAGCCTTCTTCGTTCTGGTGAAATTGATGCTATTCCTAAGCAGAAGGAGTCAAAAGCAGTTGAGTCTGTTGATGCTCTTGCAGACCTTGGAGACAAAGTAGCTGAGATGACTGTAGCAGAGATTGCAGAAGCTATTGGGAAGACTGAGCGTGGTGTAAAAACAATGCTTACTCGTCGTGGTATTTCTGCCTCTGACTATGACGGTGCTGCCAAAGCTGAGAAAAAAAGCAGATAAGTAATTGTATTATAGGGAGGGGTACTTTACCCCTCCCTGCCTTAAATCGGGGAGCCTCTTTTGAATATAACACAAGTATTTCTTAAAAAAGTTATATCAGAGGTGGATTCTGACACTTGGGCACAGGTAAGGCCTCACTATCTGCCTGCTGAATATCACAGTGTTTATAAAATTATAAATAAATACTTTGAAGACCACAGTAGGCTTCCTTCCTTTGATGCACTAAAGCTCTCCGTCAGAAGCGATGTTGTATTAAATAAAATATATGCTATATCTTTAGCAGAGGATGTTGACCTTCCAAACTCTGAATTGTTAGAGTATGTTAAGAATCAATATGCTCAAGAGGAGATACTGGACCAAATATCTAAATATCTTGAAGAGTCTATAATGATAGATTCTGCTAAAGATAATATAACACACCTTTCAAATATAATTGCTCATGTCGAAGATAGGGTTGATATGAAAGACCCGGAGGAGGACATGAACAGAATAGAGTTATTTGATTCCGAGGAAGACCTTAGTAAAGCATTCTCGCTTGGGTTGAACTCTGACTTTGACTCTAAATTTAAGTTCGGCTGTACCGATTATATACTTATTGGTGGTGTTAGAGGTACGGGTAAGTCCCTTACTTGCTCTAATATAGCTGTCCATGCGTATGAACAGTTGCAGCGTTCTTCAATATATTTCACAATAGAGATGACACCTAGGGCTGTACTACAGCGCAACTGTGCTATAGCTACAGGTATTCCAGCCTCTAAAATGCGAAGCAAAACTTTATCAGTAGAAGAATGGCGTATTGTTGCTAAATGGTGGTCTGGTCGCTTTACTGATGGAGAAAAGGCTTATGAAAAATACCTACAACATCGTAGTTTTGACGAACTACACGGAGACTTAGCTAGGCTCCCTCTTTTAGAAGAAAAACAACTTGATATCGTTTACGATCCGTCTATGACGCTAGCAACGATAAGGAGCGAACTTGATAAAAAGGTAGAGCGATTAAAACCTGCCGTTATCTTAGTGGACTATGTCAACCAAGTGAGTAGATTTGGTCATAGGAAAATGGGACAATATGATTGGACAGAACAGATTGAGGTTTCAAAAGCTTTAAAAGCTATAGCCCAAGAATACCAGATTCCTGTAGTATCACCTTACCAAATCGATGCAACAGGGGAAGCTAGATTCGCGAAAGGGTTACTAGACTCAGCGGATGCGGCTTTCACACTAGACGCACACAAGAAAGAAGACGAATGCATAACTTTCAAGTGTGCTAAGATGAGAGATAACGAAGAGGTTGATTTTACTTCTAAAATGAATTGGTCTACATTGAAGATGGGGCCTGAACCAGCACAACTACCGGAAAAAGAAACAAAAGAGAAATCTTCAAAATCTAATAATTCCACTGGGGAGGATGTCTACGATTTATAAAGGCTCGAATATCTTATAATAAAGGTTTCGAGCCTTTATTTTTTGCAGGAGAAGTTATGAATGTAAAAGAGCTACTAGATAAAAAGAAAATATATCATAAAACCTCTGGTAGAGATTTTGTCATTAATTGTCTCAACCCAGAGCATGACGACTCCAATCCTAGTATGCGAGTTGACCAAGTTCTAGGAATATTCCACTGTCTCTCATGCGGGTACAAAGGTAATATCTTTCATTATTTTGGGGAAAAATTCAATAAGATTGACACCGCCAGAGAGACACTACATCGCAAAATTGAAGATATCCGCGCCGAGTCAGTAGGATTGAGATTTCCCGAAGATTACGCATTACTAGAAACGGATTATCGTGTGTCAGTAGAAACTCTACGAGAATTCGAAGCCTTTAGATCTTCTAGTAAAGACTACTCTAACCGTATAATCTTTCCGATACGGGATTTGAAAGATAAGATAGTGTGTTTCATAGGGCGTTCAGAAGACCCCTATGAAAAGAAACAAAAGTACAAAATCTATCCTAATAGAGCTAAAGTTCCTCTTTTCCCGCTCAGCAAAGCTGTGCCCTTGCAGGGCAAATTCTTGCTAGTCGAGGGACTATTTGACATGCTTAACTTATGGGACAATGGGTATAGAAATGTTGTCTGTTCCTTTGGCACAAGTACTGTTTCTAAGGAAAAAATAGAATTACTAAAAATGATGGGTGCAACAGGAATTGACATTTGTTTCGACCCAGACGATGCAGGACAGGCAGCTGCAGAAAAAGTAAAAGAGCTAATTGAAGAACAAGAAATGGACGTACGAAATATTAATCTAAGGGATACCGACCCGGGAGATTTAACACCAAATCGGGCATCCAGACTAAAGGAAAAATTGTATGGCTAAAGTAGCAATAGTTGAAGTTAAACCTAGTAAGAATGACTATAAAGAACTTTTCAATAATGAGTTTGAATTCGATCTTTATAGGCTTACTTCTAATCCAGACTTGAAAAAAGTATTACGTAAAGATGTTGATATTGATATCAACACAGATGAGTACGAATTTGTAATTTTAGTTGGGTCTGAGTCTCTAAAGTATTTTACAAAGTACACAGCAATTACTTCTTATTCAGGAAGATTAGTAGATGATAAATTTCTTCCAGTTTTGAACCCAGCAATGATTAGGTTTAAGCCAGAAGCTAAAAAACCTTGGATTGAAGCTAGAAACAAGATTATTAAGTATGTGAAAGGTGAAGCTTCCGAGGCTGAAATTGATAGAAGCCAATTCATCGGTATAGAAGATGAAGAGGAAGCATTGAAATACGTAAAAAATGCTATAAACTATGACGATGATGTTATAGGGCTTGACTCTGAAACATCTGCGTTGTACCCTCGAAATGGGGAAATTCTTGGCATATCTCTGACGTATAAGCCCGACTCTGGGGCTTACATCTCAGCGGATTGCATATCCCCTGAGGTAGAAGAAGCTCTACAAATGCTCTTTGATAAAAAGGCTGTAGTCTTTCATAACGCTAAATTCGACCTCGCTTTTTTTGAATATCATTTTGGCTTTAAGTTTCCTAACTTTCAAGATACAATGTTGATGCATTATACTCTTGATGAAACTCAAGGTAGTCATGGTCTAAAAGAATTAGCGATGAAGTTCACTAAGTACGGAGACTATGAGCAGGAGTTAGTAGAGTGGCGAGAAAATTATTGTAGAAAGAATAGAATTAGAAAAGGGGATTTTACTTATGATTTGATTCCTTTTGATGTAATGTATTTCTATGCTGCCGTTGATGCTTGTGTTACGTATATGTTGTATAAGAAGTTCAAATCCTATTTGGACAGGAATGAGCGTCTTACTAATGTATACAGAAACATTCTACTGCCAGGCTGTAGGTTCTTAACAGATATTCAAGATAATGGGGTTCCTTTCGATAAAGATAGGTTGCTATTCTCTCAAAAAATGATGGAAGAGCAGATTGCTGCAGCAGTAGAAGGTCTATCTAAATTTCCAGAAATCGCTAAAATGGAAGAAGATACTGGAAAACAGTTTAACCCTAATAGCACTGTTCAGCTCAGGAAACTATTGTTTGATTATGTAGGTCTTAAGCCCACAGGTAAACTAACTGGTAAGGGAGCACATTCTACAGATTCTGAAGTACTTGAACAGCTTTCAGAAAAACATGAGATTCCGAAGTATATTCTAGAACTAAGGAAAAGTTTGAAGATTAAATCCACTTATATTGATAAAATTATACCTCAGCTTGATAGAGATAGTAGATTAAGAACTAATTTTAATCTTCATATGACTACCAGTGGGAGGCTGTCTTCTTCAGGTAAGCTTAATATGCAGCAACTTCCTCGCGATAACCCTACTGTCAAGGGTTGTATAAAAGCAAGACCAGGGTATAAAATTGTTGCAATGGACTTAACCACAGCAGAGATGTATTATGCAGCAGTTCTTTCCGATGACCTTGCACTGCAAGATGTATTTAAAAGTGGAGGAGACTTTCACTCCGCGATTGCTAAGAAAGTGTTCAATCTTAAATGTCCGGTAGAAGAGGTTGCCGAATCACACTCCGAGCTTCGTCAAGCCTGTAAGGCTATTTCCTTCGGAATCCTTTACGGGGCTTCTCCACAAAAGATAGCCGATACAGCAGGTTTATCAGTAAGTAAAGCCAAACAAGTTATTGATGATTATTTTGGAACTTTTTGGAAATTGAAAGAATGGATTGATGAGACTAGAGATTTTATCCAAACAAATGCCTACGTCTATTCTCCCTTTGGTCGAAAACGTAGACTCCCAAATGTTAAATCCTCAGATAGAGGGATTGTCGGTCATGAACTTAGATCGGGCTTAAATTTTATAATTCAGTCGGTTAGTTCAGATATTAACCTACTAGCTGGTATTGATACACATAATGAGATAAAAGAGAAAAATATGGGAGCTAAAATCTTTGCTTTGGTACATGACTCTATACTAGCAGAAGTCCCAGAAGAAGAAGTAGATGAATATTGTACAATGCTTGAATATCATACCCAAAAGGACAGAGGGGTAGGTATCCCAGGCACTCCAGTAGGATGTGACTTCGATATTGCGGACGACTACTCGCTAGGCAAGTTTGAGAAATTTTATGCAGATAGACTACAGGCAGCTTAAAACTATAAAATTTCCGATATATCCTCTCCCATCAGATAATATAGAAGAGATGGATGGATTAGTATTTGAGGGCGGTTTCGTTGTAGATGATAAAAACCAAGAGGGGAAAACTTTAGGGATTCGCAGACTACAAAGTCCATATGAACTTCTTCCGCTTAGACGCTGTTATTACGAGGTTGCAGGGTTGATGCGTTCAAAAAATAGAGTATTTATAGATTCAGAAGGAAAAGTTTTTAAGTACCAAAAAACTAAAATGATGTCTGTAAAACCTCATAAAATATTAAAAGTAATTCCTAAAGATACATATTCAGTAGTAAAACTATCAAATATCTCCAATGGATTTATCATTCCGAGACCGCCCTCTCCTGGGTTAGAGTGGGCGTCAGTATTATACCTAAACAGATTTCCTTGGCTAATTTATGAATTTACTGAGGAGCAGGAACCTATAAAGAAAAGGAAGATTTAATGCGGGGTAAAACCTATATAATTGATACAAATGTCTTAGTACATGACTTTCATTCCTTTCATAATATACTTACAGATAATGTAGTAGTAATCCCCTATACTGTACTAGAAGAACTTGATAAGTTAAAATCAAAAAACGATGAAGTAGGGGTAAACGCTAGAAACGTTATTCGTAAGATTGAGCAAGAACAAATAAACAATAACCCTAGAGTCATAATTGCCGAAGTAGATAACTCTATCCCTGTACCTGATGATCGTATTCTTGAGGTATGCAAAGACCTTAGAGAGGCTGAACCTACTCTAGTGAGCAAAGACGTGTGCCTTCGCACAAAAGCGCGCGCTTTTGGTATTAGAACAGAAGATTATAAAGCAGATAAAGTAGAAGTATCAAATCTATACACTGGAATGGCTGAGGAAATTTTTGTCCCAGCCGATGTAGTTACTAATATTTATCTACGAGGAGAGTATCTTGTAGAGGATATTGCGGGATTGCGTAAACATGTCAAACTTTATCAAAATCAAGCGGTAACGCTTGTAAATGATACGGATTTGACTAATAGAGCCTACGCTATCCACAAAAATGGGACACTAGAGTTAATTGACAACAAAGTAAAGCCCTTTGATTTAACTCCTGCAAATCTTGAGCAACAAATTCTAGTGAATCACTTGCTAGACCCGGAGGTTAGTTTAGTCACCGTAACTGGAGCAGCTGGTAGTGGGAAGACACTAGTTGCAGTTGCTTGTGCATTAGAGTCTGTAATGACACGTGATGAATACAGTAAAGTAACTGTTGCGAGACCGATAATGCCATTCCAGAAAGATATAGGGTTTCTTCCTGGAGACATCGCAGAGAAGGTATCACCCTGGTTTATGCCTATTGTCGATAACTTAGACTTTCTAATGCCAATGGCTAAACAGCCTAAGAGTAAATCAGGTGCTCGACTCTCAGCATTTGAAGAACTACAGGCACAAGGAATATTAGAAATGTGCCCTCTTACATTTATTCGAGGACGCAGCATGCCAGACCAGTATATTATAGTTGATGAGGCTCAGCAGGTAACTGTAGCTGAAATGAAAACTATTCTTACTCGTGTAGGGCAGGGCACAAAAATTGTACTTACAGGAGACTACAGCCAGATTGATAATCCATACCTATCAGCTGACTCTAATGGGCTTGTACATTGTGTTGAAAAGTTTAAAGACGAAAGTATAGCAGCCCACATATCTTTGCAGAAATGCGAGCGAAGCGAGCTGGCAGAAATATCGAGTAAACTACTATGAAAAAAGCAATCTTATGTAATAGAATCTTTTTAGAGGTTGACGACGAGACTAGAGTTAAACTAAGAAAAGAACTAACGTATAAGATTCCTCCTACTAGGCGACACGAACCACCTCTTACAATTCGTAATGTGCAAAGCGTTATGAAAGGGGTAATTTCAATTCCTTCTGGTAGAGAGGATCTGATTCCAGAAGGGTACGAGATAGTTGACAAACGAATTAATAATCCTGTAGAGTTCCCGGAGTTTAAGTACACTCTAAGAGATTCTCAGCAAGAGATATACGACCAGATTAATTCTAGTGCAATAATAAATGCTACAGTGTCTTTTGGTAAAACTTTTACAGCTTTAGCTATTGCTGGAAAGTTAAAACAAAAGACTTTAGTAGTAACCCACACAGTAGCTCTTAGAAATCAGTGGGAGCGAGAAATTAAAAAAGTGTATGGGATTTCTCCAAGTGTTATTGGTTCTGACAGATTTGAATTAGCTGGGCCAATAGTAGTCGGAAATATACAAACTCTTTATAATAATATTGATCGAATTAAAAAGGAGTTTGGGACTTTAATCTTGGACGAAATGCATCACTGCTCAGCGGCTACGTTCTCTAGAGTAGTGGATAGGTCTTGGGCTACCTATAAGATTGGGTTATCTGGCACAATAAAACGTAAAGATGGTAAGCATGTAGTATTCACGGATTATTTTAGTGACAAGATTTTCCAACCTCCTGTAGAGAACTCTATGGAGCCTGAGATTCATCTTCATAAGTCTGAGATAAGGCTTATTGATGGGGAAGTCCCCTGGGCTACTAAGATGAATAAGTTGGCTTATGATGAAGATTATCAACATAGTGTCGCTTTATTAGCTTCCTACTATGCAAGTAAGGGTCATAAGGTTTTGGTGGTATCAGATAGAGTTGAATTTCTTACCACCTGCGCCGAGCTAGTCGGCTCTAATGCTATTAGTGTTACGGGCGCTATAAAGGATTTTGAAGAGCGTGAATCCTTACTAAAGCAGGTAAGCTTAGGAGAATATAATGTCCTTTGTGGTACACAAAGTATATTCTCGGAGGGGATATCCTTAAACGAACTGTCTTGTTTAATTATGGCTACCCCTATAAATAATGAACCTTTACTTGAACAGCTAATAGGTAGAATACAACGAATCTGTGAAGGAAAACCAACCCCCGTAGTAGTAGATATAAATTTACTTGGGGGTATAGCTAAAAGACAGGCGGAAAATAGATTAGGTTTCTATCTTCGTAAAGGATGGAAAGTTAGCACCATCTAAAATTGTTCTTGACATTTACCTCAATCTTTAGTATAATAGTAGTATAAATAATGGTTAGGAAGTATAAAAATTATGGTCTTTTATAACTGGAGGAGAATTTATGCGCTAACTAATGGGTCGTCTTTCAAAATCTTTGACGTAATTGAGTACTTAACCTACAGAAAATTACCTTGGAATAAACTATCAAAACACTATTGGGTATCCCAACATGATTGGCATGGAGATAGTTTTCTTATTAATCCGCGAGACTTACTAGAGCAAGGTCAGCTTATAACTACTAAGAGAGACATCGCCGAATACGTCGGCTTAGCTAGTATGAGAAACTACGCGGAGTATAAAGTTTTTGGTGACCCAACATTAGACTTCCTCGCCTGTAGTGGGAAGGAAGACATTATTCAACGGAATAGACTTCTACGATTAGAAGATGGTAGAGTACATTTTCTATACGAAGATGCCGTTCCAAACAAAAAGGAGTAAAGTATTATGGCTATTGCATTTAACAAGACTAATGGTTCAGCGAAAAAAGGTGGAGCAAAGTATTACGAGTACAAGATGGGTGATAATAAAGTACGAATCTTCGGAGAAGTGCTCCCTCGCTATATTTACTGGGTATCTGGTACAAACGGTAAAAACGTACCTTTTGAATGCCTAGCATTTAATCGAGATACTGAAACATTTGATAAAGCCGAGCGAGATTATGTACAGGAGATGTATCCAGACCTTCGCTGCAGCTGGTCTTATGCCGTTAAATGTATTCAGGATGGAGAAGTAAAAATTATGTCTCTCAAAAAGAAGCTGTTCGAGCAGATTCTCACAGCTGCCGAGGATTTGGGAGACCCTACTGACCTTGAGACAGGCTATGATATCTGTTTTAAAAAGGTAAAAACTGGAAGTATGGCTTATAATGTGGAATACCAATTCCAGCCTCTCAAGTGTAAGCCTAGTCCAGTAACTGATGAAGAGCGTAAGCTTATTGAAGAATCAAAGCCTATTGATGAACTGCTTCCTCGTGAATCAGCCGAAGACCAGAAAAAACGACTTGATAAACTTATGAGTATGGTTGATGGTGAAGAGGAGAAGGAAGAGGAAGTTGATTCTGAAGTAGCTGACGAGTTTGATGTAGAATAATATGAAAATACTATTAACAGCAGATTATCATATAAAGTTAGGTCAGAAAAACGTGCCTTTTGATTGGGCTGTTAATAGGTTTGAAAGTTTATTTCAGCAAATTCACTCTATTGATTGTGACGTCCATGTGGTAGCCGGTGATATATTTGACCGGCTACCATCATTGGATGAGTTAAAAGTATTTTATCAATTCGTACTAGGATGCACTGTAGATACATATATTATTGATGGTAATCATGAGGCTACTAAGAAAGGGCACACTTTCTTAGAGAAGCTTACTGATATTGTGCAACTATTAAATCCTAAAGTTAGAATTGTCACTAGTATTGAGGAATTTGACTGGGGCACTCTGCTCCCTTACTGTAAATTAAAGCAGAAGGGAGTTTTTGCGTCTTTGGATAAGAGTAAGCCTCTTTTTACACATGTTAGAGGAGAAATTCCTCCTCATGTCAAACCAGAAATAGACTTAGACCTATTATCAGATTTTCCAGTAGTTTATGCAGGAGACCTACACTCTCATTCTAATACTCAAAGGAATATAGTATATCCAGGTTCTCCTATTACTACAAGTTTCCACCGCTCTCTAGTAAGTACAGGATATGTACTAATTGAGGATGCTAGCTGGGAGTGGCATAAATTTGAAGTTCCACAATTAATACGTAAGACAGTTACATCAGAAAAAGAGATGATACTGACAGATTACCATCATACTATTTATGAGTATGAAGGAAATCTAGCAGAACTATCAGATGTTAAAAATACCGAGTTACTGGATAAGAAAATAGTTAAACGTAGTTCAGAGGCATCTCTAATTCTTACTAATAATATGACTATAGAAGACGAGCTGTCTGAGTTCTTCCTGTATATTCTAGAGCTGAGCGAAGCTGAAACCAAAGAAGCTATAGGAGTTTTTCGTGATAATATTTAAAGAGTTAAAATGGGATAACTGCTTCAGTTATGGAGTTGGTAATTCTCTTAGGCTTGATGGTGATTCCCTCACTCAGCTAGTAGCAGAGAATGGCAGCGGAAAATCCTCTATACCTCTCATTCTTGAAGAAGTGCTATTCAACAAAAACTTCAAAGGAATCAAAAAGGCGGATATTCCCAACAGGGCAGGGGATGGTACATATAGTATTTCATTATCTTTTGAAGTCGACGGAGAAGACTATTTAGTTGATTTAAAACGTACTAAAAGTATCAAACTGAAGCTGTTCAAGAATGGGAAGGATATCTCTAGTCATACTGCTACTAGCACTTTTAAGCAGATTCAAGAAATATTAAAAATTGACTATAAAACATTCACCCAACTAGTCTACCAAGGCAATAACTCAGGGCTTCAATTCCTCACTGCTACCGATACAACTAGAAAGAAATTTTTAATAGAACTCTTAGGGCTGGAAAAATATGTTGAGTATTATGAAACTTTTAAAGATGTGGCGAGGGAAACAAATATTTCAGTTTCTGCGCTTGAGTCTAAGTGTGAAACTATTAAAGGCTGGCTTGAAGATAATAAACTAAAAGACGATAGTGAGTGGGAAATTCAAGAAATTAATATAAGTACTGAACACTTAGAGAAAGAATTAGCTGAATTAAAAGTATCAAAAGACAACATAGAACAGACTAATCGTAAAATTACCTCTAATAACAGTAACAAGAAGCGTCTAGATGAGCTTAGTAATAAACCTAAGATTACTACTGAAACTACTAAAATAGATACGTCTAGTATTAACTCTGAAATAGGCGGTTTAAAATCTGAGCAAAGGACAATTAAAGCTCAAGTAGATAAAGTTAAGTCTGTAAACCAAGAATGCCCTACCTGTAAGCAGAAAGTTTCTGAAGAGTTTAAAGAAAACTACATTTCTAGTAAACGAGAAGAATTTAACAAGCTAAAAGAAAAGCTTGAAAAGCTTAAAACTGAACTAAAGGGTGCACAAGAACATAATAAAGCAATAGAAGCCCAACAAGCAAGAGACAAAGAGTTTGAAAAAATCTACCAAACCATTGATAGCTCTCTCCCAGAAGAACTGCTAGTAAAAGATGACCTTGAAGAACAAATACAGGCTCTCACTTCTAAGATTAAGGAACAGCGTAGTAAATTAAACACTATAATCGCTAAAAATCAAGAAGCTGAGCGGCATAATACCAAGGTTAAGTTATACAAAGAACAGAGCGCAAGTTATCTTACTAAACTAAAAGAAGCTGAAGAAGAGCTAAAGGAAGTAAAACATTATCGTAAAAGCGTAGAATTGCTTAAAAAAGCATTCTCTACTAATGGTTTATTAGCGTATAAGATAGAAAATCTTGTAAAAGAGTTGGAGGATTTAGCTAATACTTATTTAGCTGAGTTAAGCGACGGTAGATTTACTATAGACTTCTTTGTTGAAAAAGACAAGCTAAATATCAATATTACAGATGAAGGCAAAGATACGCTAATCACCGCTCTTTCCAGCGGAGAATTAGCACGGGTTAATATAGCTACTCTATTAGCGATAAGAAGTCTAATGAATAGTATTTCTAAATCTAGGATAAATACTTTATTCTTGGATGAAATTATTAATACACTAGACGAGTTTGGTAGAGAGAAGTTAATTGAAGTACTTTCTAAAGAAAAGAACTTAAATAGTTTTGTCGTATCACACGGCTGGGAACATCCGATGCTAACTAAAGTAGGGATTAGCAAGGAGGAAGGAATAAGTAGAATAGACTATGGCGGTTGATAGTAGAGCAAAAGGAGCGCGCGGTGAATACCAAGCGCGCGACCTATTACGTAAATATACGGATTACCAATGGGAGCGTGTGCCTGCTTCAGGTGCGTTAAGCTACCTCAAAGGGGATCTTTATGTTCCTAATGAAGACAATAAGTATATGATTGAAGTTAAAAACTATGAGGAGCCTATCTTCGATCATAAAGTATTCACCAATAAGAGTTCTCCCTTTACAAAGTTCTGGCAAAAAGCGGTAGAACAAGCAGGAGAACGAAATCAACTTCCAGTATTAGTGTTTAAGCATAACAGAAGTAAATTTTTCGTTGCCGTAGACAAGGAACCTAAGAATGTAAATAGATTCATGTTCATTAAATGGTTGGACGTGTATGTTCTTATGTTTGAGGAATGGTTGCAGAAAGAGGATATTGAATGGCTAAGAAATTCGGCGAATTAGGAGAAGTTGACAATAGTAGAGTTCTCATTGTTGATGCACTCAACGTCTCTTTTAAATGGAAACACCTGAAACAATGGGACTTTGCCGATGATTTTCTTGATTTTTGCAGATCATTAGCACGCTCCTACAAATGCGGGAGAATTCTTATCACAGCGGATAAAGGTTCCTCCAGTTATCGCAAGGAAATTTTCCCTGACTACAAAGGTAATCGTAAAGATTTACAGGAAAAGCAAACTGAGCAAGAAAAACAAGATTTTGAAATGTTCATCCAAGGCTATAATGACATGCTAGAAATAGCTGAAGATGAAGGTTATACAGTTTTAGCTTACCAAGGGGTAGAAGCGGATGATATTGCTGCCTATCTTGTCAAATATAAAAACGATTTTGGATTTGGTAATATCTTTTTAGTAAGTTCTGATAAAGACTGGGACTTGTTGCTTAACCATGAAGTACAGCGATTTTCCCATATGACTAGAAAAGACTATACACTAGACACTTGGGTAGATAGATACGAATTTCACCATGATGATTATATATCTTATAAGTGTCTGACAGGGGATGCGGGAGATAATGTACCTGGGGTAAACGGAGTTGGAGATAAACGAGCCACTCAATTAATAGAACAGTATGGTTCAGTATTTGATATTTATGACCAACTTCCGTTACCTGGTAAGCAAAAATTTGTGCAAAATCTCAATGACTTTGGCGAACAACTTCTTACTAATGTTGAGTTAATGGATTTATTAACCTATTGTGATGAAGCTATTGGGGAAGATAATATAGCTGATATAAGGGAGAAACTGAATGACTGATAAAGACCTAGATAAAGAGCTTGAAATTATAATCAAGAATACAAAGTCAATTGAATCTCTTAGAGCATTATATAACATTAACAAGACTTTAGAGGACAGAAAAGCAGAAAAACTTGATGAATTAGAGCAAAAAATACGTGCACTGACAGAGGAACATGATAAACTCGCTCAAAAAAGTTCACCTTGGGCATTATCATATTCAGAGATAATAAAACGCAGAATATCAGAACTAATAGTAGGAGACGACGAATGCTCAGAATAGTAACAGACGACCCTAATCAATTTCAGAAAGCCCATTCCGTGGATGCGGGATATGATATTCTTTCTTCCGAGGATAAAAAAGTCAGTGCCGGTAGCCGTGCATTAATTTCCACAGGTTTACGTGTGGCTATTCCGGAAGGGTACGTAGGAATTATTAAACCACGTAGTGGGCTTTCAGTAAAACATAACATAGATATTGGTGCCGGGGTAGTTGATAGCGGGTATACTGGTGAAGTAAAAGTATGCTTTATAAATAATGGAAAAGTACCTTACCATATCAAAAAAGGAAACAAAATAGCTCAGATGGTAGTAGCTTTAATTTACCAAGATACGGTGGAGAAAGTTGATTCACTGGATGAATCGGAACGATCTGAGGGTGGATTCAACTCTAGTGGTTACTAGTAGTAAACCTATGATATTTTTACATAGTAGTAAACCTACGAGATTTTGAAAGGATACAAATGGACAAAAATTTTAGAACACTAATGGCTGAGGCTAAGTTCTTTGAGGGCTATGCTCGATTTGATGATAATCTTGGTAGGTACGAAACCTGGGAAGAAGCTGTAACTCGTGTAATGAATATGCATCGAGATTACTACTCTAACCTCATGACTCCTGAGCTAAAAGATTATATTGACTTTGCTGAACGCATGTATAAAGATAAAAAAGTTCTAGGAGCACAACGAGCACTTCAATTTGGAGGTGATCAACTTCTAAAAAACCATGCTAGGCTTTATAACTGCGCTGCAACCTATGCAGACCGACCTGAGTTTTTTGGAGAATGTTTTCATTTAATGCTTTGTGGTTGTGGAGTAGGCTTCTCTGTACAAAGGCCTCATGTTGCTAGTATGCCTGAGATTAGGCGCAGAGATAAAGACCCTAAAACTTTTGTAGTCCCTGATAGTATTGAAGGGTGGGCTAGAGCATTGGACGTTCTAATGTCTAGCTTCTTCACTAGTGGGGTACACCAAGAGTATGAAGGGCATAAAGTTTATTTCGATCTTGAGCAAATACGCCCCAAAGGGGCACATATCTCAGGAGGCTTCAAAGCACCTGGGCCAGAACCTCTACGTAAAGCGCTAGATAGAATAGAGCAAATGCTAAAAGATATTCTAAAATCTGGGCGCACAACTCTTAAACCAATAGATATTTATGATATCACGATGCACGCGGCAGATGCCGTGATAAGCGGCGGTGTCCGCCGAGCTGCTACTATTTGTCTCTTCTCTCTCGATGATAAAGAAATGATGAGAGCTAAGACAGGGAATTGGTTTAACGATAATCCACAACGTGCTAGGAGTAATAACTCAGTAGTTCTTTTAAGGGATGAAACTTCCTATACGGAATTAAAAGCTATAGTTGATTCTATAAAAGAATGTGGAGAGCCTGGGTTTGTATTCTCTGATGATATAGACACTCTCTTTAATCCATGCTGTGAAATCGGCCTTTACCCCCGCCTTGAAAGCGGAAATACAGGGGTTCAGATGTGTAACCTTACAGAGATTAATGGGGGGCTTTCAAATACAAGAGAGGAATTTTTCGAACAATGCCAAGCAGCTGCAATTCTAGGAACTCTACAAGCTGGTTATACTAATTTTAAGTTTCTAAACGAGGAATCTCATAAGCTGATTGAAGAGGAAGCTCTTATTGGGGTAGGCATAACTGGTTGGATGAATAATCCTGATATATTATTTGATAAAAATAATATGGTTGGAGGAGCCGAAATTGTAAAGGCAACCAATAAAGTATTAGCAGAAATTTTAGGGATTAACCCAGCAGCTAGATGTACGACAGTAAAGCCTTCTGGTAACTCATCCGTGTTGCTAGAAACTACAAGTGGTATCCACGGAGAGCATGCTCCTGCCTATATTCGTAACGTTCAGTTTAATAAAGAGACAGAAATTGCTAAGATTTTTGAAAAACTGAACCCTGATATGGTGTCAGATTCAGTATGGTCACAAAATGGTACTGATATATGTGTTTCTTTTCCAGTGATTAGCCCAAAAGGCAGTAAGTATAAATCCGAGCTACTAGGAGTTAAACAGCTTGAGTATGTAAAGAAAGCTCAGCAATACTGGATAGAGTATGGTACTGACGTGGAACTTTGTCGTAAGCCTTATTTAAGGCATAATGTCTCTAATACAATTACTGTGGATGACTGGGATGAAGTAATTGATTATGTGTATGATAATAGAGACTACCTATGCGGAGTATCATTCCTATCGGAATTTGGTGATAAAGCATTACCACAAGCTCCTTTTACCGAAGTACTAAATCTACAGCAATTAACGGACAAATATGGAGCAGAAGTGCTCCTAACTTCCGCACTTATTGAGGCAGGTCTTCATGCTTTTAATGATGATTTATGGTTGGCATGTGATACTGCTCTCGGTAGAGGTAAGGATATTAGTAAAGAAACTCATAGTAATATCCCTAAGCGAGATTTTGTACGTAGATTTGAAAAATTTGCTAAGAACTTTTCTACTAAAGAGGAATGTGCTGAATGCCTCAAAGATGTATATCTATTCCACAAATGGTGGAAGATTCAGAAAAACGCTAGGTTTATTAATTTTGTAGAAGAGTTGGAAGAAAAGACCTATACTGATATTAACACAATAGGCGCACAAGCCTGCGCGGGAGGCGCATGTGAGTGGGGATCGTAAATATGCTACAAACGAAGAGATACTAGAAGCTTTGGGAATATCTAATATAGATAGTATTAGAAAAGTCGAGATTATATTATTTCCAGAATGTTTGCCTACTTTAAAAGTAACTCGATATATTGACAATGTAGAAACTTTAACACAATTCACAATTAGAAAAAGATAAAGAAAAAGCCTCTACTACATAATTCGTAGTAGAGGCTTTTTTGTTATTCTTTAGTAGAATCAAAATCAAACTCAGGCCACTCAGCCTCTCTTAACATGTCTTCAATTTCTGCGATAGTCATATTAGATACATCATTATCACTAATATCTTTAATTCCTTTAATTACTTCTACTAAAACGGGTAGTAATTGTTTAATTAATTTAATATCCATACGCAATTTCTCCTATCTTAGTCAAAGTATCAAATAGGTTTTTTCGTGCACGTTCTCGCTCATCTTCAAACTCTTTCTGGTTACTAAGGTATAAAAGTTCAAATTCTAAAGCATTAGTATATAACTTTTGAGATTTCTTATATAAGGAAGCGGCTTTATCACACTGTTTCTGATTAAGTACGCCCTCAGAACATAAACTATCCGCTGTTCTAGCTGCTAAAACGATTGACTCTTGGGCTGTTTTCAGCTGTCTAGCGCTATCCTTAGCGCTATATGCTGCACAGCCGGAGAGTAATGCTATCAATAAAAATCCTATAAAAATTCTCATTAATCCTCCTCAAAATCTGAGCCAACCCCAAACATAGCCCCTATTCTGACTCCTAAGTATCCTTTAATTTGCTCCCATTTAGTACCTCTAATACCTACGTCCCGCCTAAATAGCTTATCAGCAATCTTACGCTCTTCCTTAGTCTTAGCTATAGCACACCTAAAATCATGGCGACAACTAGCTATAGGATGCTTCCATTTAGGAAACCCAATAATAGGCATATTCCTTAAAGGCCCACTAGAGCTTCCATCCCAGCTCCAAAATGCCGGAATTTCTCCTTCTCCACAGGGAAGAGGTTTAGTAAGCTGCATAATATCAGCAGTCTCTTTTACATCCCGCATATAAATATGTCCGTCCCAGTCTTGTTTATTTATCTCATCTGTAAAATAATTAATCATGTATTATACTCCTATAAAGGTATCTACAAGACTAATTATAGCGTTATAATTAGTCTTGTAGATTGTTACTGTTGGGGAAACACCGGCAACATCCCAACAAACTCATCTTCATCCGGCGGATCAATTATCCCTGTTGCTACATCATGCATGATCTGACGTGCAGATTCCCACACTGATACGTTCCATGCCCACACATCGTTGCAGAACTGGTAGTGAGTGTAAGTGTTATCATCTGCATAGTTTTTGCAGGAGTGAACATCGCGGAATGCTGTACCGTTGGCTTTGTTATAGGCGTCCACCTCTGCCTGTATCAGCTCAGTGACCAGCTGCTCGTACTTCCACAATTTGTTGCTGTTGCTTAGGTCAATCTGTTGCGTGAAGCTGTAGAGGTTCAATTAAAGGCATAATAGCATCTAGTTGAGAGGGTTCCTGAAAAAAGGCCCCTACACGCCCAATCATTGGGAATATTACATAGTTAAGAAAAATCATAAATAAACCACCATACACTACGCTTGGTCTTGCACGCTTAGTAAATTTATCTTTTTGCTTTAGCTCCTCTACCATTATTTCTGATTTAGCTTGGTCTCTGATAGCTACTTCTTGTGAGATTGCTGCCGCCATCTTTGCTTTTTGTTCTGGAGAAGCATCGGGCGGGAAAAACCTATCTACTAGATTTTCTGCGAAAGATGCTATGCCCCCTAGTCCTGTTAAATCCATATTAACTCCTGACTAAATATATAATAAGCTTAAAGTTTCAAACTTATCCTGAGATGCACTGTCTATTTTTGCTACTAAATAGTGCATATGCAGCTCCTAAGTTTCTTACCTTATAAAAGGTAGCCTTACATTCTGTTGCCTAAGAGTTTTATCTCATAGTCGGTAAGAGCAGATGAGTAAAGTGCGAAAGCTCTAAATACTCCATTAAAGAAGTTAGATAATACCCCATCAATATAGCCAGCTCCTAACTTTAAAGAGCCATTAGCTGAAGACAATTCAGAGTTATATACACCTATATCATTAGCAATCTGTCGTCCATAAGATAGTATTTGATGGTTGGTTCCTGTATACCGCATAGCAATCATAAAAGGGAACCCTCGGCCTACATTAGCTACCGTGGCGGGGTTTTCCATAATATTAAATGATATACTACCAGAGCCATCTTCAATCTGTAGATCTAATAGAGGCGAAGTACTAGTTTCGGAATCTGCATCCATACCTGCGATAGCTCTTATTGAAGAAACATCAAAAACCGAGCCAGAAAAAAGCATTGTCCATGCTGGGGAGGGTAAGGATATGACTGGGGTGTCTATATAGTCATCAACCCCATCAAATTTTATCCCGCATAGAGTAGGAATAGCACCGTAAATAGTGCCGTCATTTACTCCAGTAGAGTCCACTACAGTAGTACCATTTATACCCTGTATAAAATCATACTCTATAACTAAACTATCAAGACTCGGGGATACAAAACCTCCCAAATTACCAACCCATACATTATTATTTAGGGTATTATCGATACAAACCCACTCTTCTCCTGTAGTGGTATTTAATTCCTTAGCTCCAATAGAGGGAGGATTATAGTCAATTGTTGGGTCAATACTCTGCTGCACAGGAAATCTGAAGTCATTGCCTTCCGCCACTGTCTCAGCATCCGAACCGAAAGGTTTGTTGAAGGCAGAAGCTTTCTCAAACGCTGGCTCCGCATTTATAGTAGCAGGGGTTATGTTATGCGGATTGGATGCCTCTTTATGGTCTTGAACCTCAGTGTTAATATTTATGAAATTATTATCTACTTCTGTATTTGTTAATGGAGCACCCTTAGCAGTAGTGCCTGTCTCTCTAGTAATTATAGTAGCCATGCTTTCTCCTTATGAAATATCCAATACACGTTCTGTATAGTCATTAGTCTCAAAGTACGTATAAGTATCTGTATACCAAGTTAATATAATAAAAACTTCCGAACCAAACGAACTAATATTGTTTGAAACTGCTTCAATAGTATAATAATTACTAAAGTCTCCAATACTAACATCTGTATCTTCGAAGCTGAAGGGGGCTTCTACTATAGTGGCAACAGGAGTACCTGGAGCGCTAGTATCAATACTATCACTCGATTTATATATATTGTATTCTGCCCCTCCTAAATTTGTATCCTCAAAATTTATAGTTATCTTTGGTGTAGGCATAATTACTCCGTATATGAGATTGTTACGTTGCCGGCTGGATTAATAGGTCTGTAGAACAAAATTGAAGGAGTTTGCAAATTCTTAACTCCCGACCTATCTGCCTCAATAGTAAATTTAAAATAGCCCGCAGTTGTATAACCAGATACCAGCGCTTCCGTGACCTCATATGAAGTACCTGTAGTCGTGCCAGAATCTACGGTTCCCAACAGTGTATCATTAGCATCATAAGCTTGTAAAGTATAGTTATATACTACTCCTGCTTCTAAATCCGTAGAATCTTCATCCCATGTTAGGGGGCGCTCTATCTCAGTTAATCTATTTCTATGTGACCAAGTTACATTAATAGGCCAACTAAAAAATCCAGCTAGATCATCTAACATACCAGCTACTCTGAGATTAGCTGGGCGCAGAGGTTTATAATGCCTAGCAGAGGTTACTAAAGTCTGTTCTGGGGCATCTTCTGGCTCTAAAGTATCTGCAATAGCTATAGTACCTATTTTTAGGTACGCAGTACTTCCTACTGAGAAAGCTCTATTATACACACCCAACCCATTTTTCCCAAATAGTATTACTACAGTGTCTTTGGGATGATTTTTTGGGACAGTATCAAATAGTCCTCGTTCTACAACGATCGAAGAGCTTAATACTGACTTTAATAGTACTATCTCTGAGCCTCCTATCAAGGCATATGTGTCAGGTACAATACTATTGGGCTGATTTAACCAAGTTATATCCATATTAGAGGTAGACTTATAGACATCAAAATTTAACTTACATCTAAAACTTTGAGAAGCATATACTGAATCAGAATAACTGCCTTGAGGATTTTTGAATACTGGATCTATTGAAATCGTATCCTGTGTAGAGGGGACTCCTGCACACATTACGTAACTTTGAGTGGGAGTAACACTATCAGAAACTGGTGTGCCTAATCTACTACCTATAATAAACTTAGGCATATCTTCTAGTATATGAACGCTACAAGGAGCGGCATCTTGAGAAGGAGGCTGAAATATTGCCTGCCCAGTCTGAGAATACACAGCAGAAGAGTTAGAAAATACATCTTCTATACACTCTAATCTCAGTTTGGAGTCGGATAAATCTCCATATTTAATAGAAACGACCCTAAGCACTATTTGATCAATACCATATCTAGGCCATGACATTAATATTGGGTCTCCAATAGATACCCTCATGCCGTCTAGGTTAGTTTCTAAAGTGGCTGTTGCTAAGTTAGTAGATAAGGACTGTAAATCTCTGCTTAATAATTTTTCAGCGGTATCCTTATGTGCTACAAGTGGGTATTCTAAGGTTTTAGAGATAGTGCGTCCAGCTTGTGCAACTAGTGCAATGTCAGAACGTGTTAAAGAAGACTTTTCTCCAGTGTCACTATCCCAGAATTTAATTGTAAGAGTGTTAGGAGACTCCTCATATGTATTACGCTTAAAAGATTTTACTTCAATTATGTTATCTTCGTCAAAGACAGGTAGGTTGTCTATATCAAAGTCATCACGTATCAGTTTTAGTCTCAACTTACCGGTATGAATATCAGAAAATAGAAAGGCATCTATATGATTAAGTAGATCTTTTATAAACTCTCCTATTTCTGCCTCTTGAGTCCACAGTGCACACATCCCAAAATTTTCAGAAGCTAATACTGAGTTTGCTGAATTAAAAGAAGCTACGTCTATATCATCTAATGTATACCCCAGCCCCCACTTTTCATTTAATATTATCTCTGCCAATAAGTTGGCTGGATTCATTGCTTGGATACCATTGGGGAGGGTTATTACAGGGTTATTAAGGCCAGACCTATAATATATATTTCTGCCCCAAGCATGCCAAGGTCTTATCATATCACTATCCCCTACCCAAACATGTTCTAGTACTAGGGAAGCGACTCCTCTAAATGCAGGAATTCCGCCAGACCATGTGGTTGGAAGTTTACTAGCTAGGTAAGCATTAGGCATTTGATTGGGGTTTCCATCATGGAATCTAAAAGTGCCCCCAATACCCCCGCCGGCATAAAAACCCCCAAAAAATGAGCTTCGCCACACATGTGCTGAAGTATCTGTGCCTATCCCATCCCCATAAGGGTCTCCCCAAAGAGCTCTACCATCTACCTCAATAGCTAGAAGTCTTTGCATATCATGACAGAGCGCTAAATGCATCCCTAGATAGTAGTTATAACCAACTGTTTGGTCTTCTTTCTCTTTTTCATAAACTCGTAAGTCCCCATACCACACAACATTAGGAGAGGTTACCTTTTTAGTACCAAATAAAACAGGAATTTCTTTTCCAATTTCCGCCGTTGGTATATCTAATTGATCTAGCGATTTAGCAGCCATATGCACGCTAGCAGAAGGGGCTAGTATTAGAGTTGCTATGACTGCTATGATTACTACTATAAGTAAGCCTAGACCCATAAGTTATCTCCTAATTGATGAGAGGAAAGGGTTTTTATTCGGAACCCAGTTAAATGCTAAATAGTTAAGTATATTATTAAACCTGCCCGAGCATGTTTGAGGTGTTTTATCACACCCCGGATATAAAAATATTGTATCCCCAAAACTAACATCATACAAGGGTCTTGCTAGGTATAAAGTATTTCCTACATGGTTCGTTATAAACGAAGTTTTGTACTGCAATGGAATTTCTGCAATTCCCCCAGTAAAATATCCGTCAGTATAAGTATTTTGTACTTCAATATGAGTATTACTTATTACTGAAGCTATGATTTCTTCTTGCTCAAACTCTACTTTACTAACTCCGCAACCTTGCCCATATACTAGGTGTTGGCAAACAAATTCATATCTAATACCTAAGCCTGACATAGAGATAGATGATAAAATAGGTTCACAATGGATATCCGCTACAGTATTTTTAGGTTCTACAGATACAATTCTTCCTTTCCACATAACTAAAGCTTCCGAGATATTATTAGTTCTATGTAGCTTCTTTATAGTAAGGGTGGTGCGCATTTCAGGGGTAAAATGTAGTAATTCATTAACTAATGTGTTAGATATTGGAAGTGTAATAGTTATAGGTACCTTAAGTACATCATCAGTAGTATCAATCTTACTTCTGGAAATAGGCTCGGCTTCATAAAAATCATTACTCCCTACGGGGGTAAATCCTTCTCTAGCTGAAGTTATCTTATATCTCCATAGGTCTGAGCGACTAAACTCATATAGTTCTACCGGTTCTCCACTATGTACACTATACTCATCAGATGCAAAGCTCATTATTCAGGTACCTCCATTATCTCTATTGAAACTTCCGCTACGTTACTATTCTCATATTTAAATTTTATTTTATCAGAGTTTAACCTTACAAAATCCAATACACAAACCATGTAGATGGTTTCTGGATTTGTATCTTTAGTTAAAGCAGTCTCTAAGAAAAGCTGTTCCTCAGTTTCTGAATTAATATCTATAGAAGTAACAGTATTAAACTGATAAGACCCGTCTTTATACCCAATAAGAATATGCGTAAGGCCTCCTTGTAACTTAGATACATCTATTGCTCTTATATTAAGAGAAGTTTCCCCTGAAATGTGATACCCAGTTACAATAAAATCCTTATTCCAAGTAGGTAAGAAGAAAGGTTTTTGTTTTCCTCTTAAGCTAAATAACCAAGATTTCCAATCCCAAATATCCTTCTTATTAGTAAGAAGTTTTTGTAGAACTCTGGTCTTATAAGGGAAATCTTGTGCAGTATCGTAAACAATTCTACCTTGCTCATTATCTACCTTTGTATGGAATATTTTTAATTTTTCATTCCAAGAAGAAGTAGTTGCTGTGCTGTCTAATAGGACTTGGTATCCCTTGTATACTGGGAAAGAGATCAGTCTTGGTCTATCATCCAAGTCTAAGGGAACGAACTCAACCTTAACTTCAGACCAGTCCCGCAAAGTACCACGAGAAGTTTTAATCCCTTCGGGTATATTAGCAGCTCTTACAGGAAATAATAAAGCATTACTCCAAGATAGAGCAGTAGCAGGGAATATTGATATAGAAGTAGACGTAACCTCAGTAACTTGGTATGCCACCATCTTAGACTCATTTTCATATAAAGCTATATTAGAAGATTCTTTTATCCAAGTCCTATCTAAGTCCAGAGATACATTAATCGTCATATCTCCAGAACCAACATTTACAGTATGAAATTCGTTCCATACCGGGAAAGACCAAGTATTTATGCCCCAATTACGAATTTTATTACTAATATTCATTAATTGGTCTGCATGAACAGTGTGAGTAAACTCGATTATCTCCCTAGGCTTATCTCGCAGGGCAACCCGCTGCTCTCCTTTTCGAGTTTTCATTACATCTGTTTTCCACTCAAATTGTTCTGAAAATTTTCTATTAGGTTGAAATTTCCATAATACTGAGCGACTACCAGAAAACCCTAATATAGAACTGGTGTCGTTATCATATACTAAAGTATATGATCCATTAATAGTACTAGGGCCATCACTTGTTGCTACAAAAACAGGATTAATTGAGCGTAAGAATGGCAATACTTGAGGTATATTTACCCCATAGAACTGTGTACCTTCAGCTCCGTCAGCCTGAATCTCAACTACTGATACATCCTCAAAATAGGCGTTCCAAAGCTCTAAATCATAGGTAGCATCATTAATGATAGTGCCAAGAGAGATATTGGAAGGAATTAGATGAACTCTATAATAGAAATCATCCATAAAAGAAATAGCTTTTTCAGCATTGACCGTAGGATGGGCATACCCCCTATCCCACAGCTCATCTTTTGAATAGGTTCCAGTGAGTACTTCCATACTAGGAACATAAATATCTGAGTAGTTATATTCCTTAGTTAGAGGTAAAAGATCACTATTTGAAAAAGTTTCAGGCGGTTGAACTGGGGAAATAGCTATATAGGCTATCCCATTATTATACCTAGTGTTTACTACAGCGGTAGCAGAACCGTAAGTAATTACCGTTTCTGATGATAGCTCTGTCTTATCAATGGTAGGGGTAGGGCTCCCTGAATTGAAGGCAAGTACTGTTTCTGTGGGTTCTTGTGTTATAGGGGTACGCAATACAGAGCCAAAACTTACCACAACAGGTCTAGCGGTTAAGGCGTCAGCCATGTTGCCTCCTTACGTAACAATTATCGATAAGGCGCCTGGGCTAAAGATAGGAGCCGGGTCACCTGCCAATATCTCCTTAGAAACCGCCAGTGTGTCTAATATGAGTAGGTTTCCTAGATCATCATAGATGCCGTATCCTAGTACCGTGCCCCAATCTTCCACAGGAGTGGGGAATATAATAGCAATATCATTAGTAGTGGTTCCGTCCCCACTGACAGGGGCACTCCAATAAGTAGCCCCAGGTCCTGCATCTGCTCTAGCGTAGCTAGGGGCGGAAGGCTCCGCACCCCCTACTCCGTCCTCGCCTGGCATGGTCAAAAATAACGCAACCTTTAAGGCTGTAGGTTGATGAATAGTACCAGACCTAAATAAAAGTTCTATACATAAATTCTCTAAATAATTTGATGCACTCATTAGTCCTCCTTAAGGATTGCAACTCCATACGCTCTACTATTATAAATTGGAATCATCATCCAATTATCAGAACCGTACGTAACTATATCTCTAGGACTTAGATTATCTATTCTAACTGCCCGTAAATTTGGAACATGACCCCCATACTTCCAAGTACCCTCACTAGTCCTGAAGAATATATAGTATGGGAATAACATAGTAGTGCCGTTGAACCTGTTGGGGGTATTACTCAATAATTGATGCATGATTGAGTAGCACCGAGTATAGTAGGAACTAGTATCAACGCGCTCCCAACATACCGAACTGGTTGCTGTTCCGCCCCAAGTATTATGTGGATAAGATCTAGATACTAGAGACCATCCTTCTGCGTTTGGGGTCTTCATATTCGACTCAAGCATCCGTACCCAGGCCCCATAAAAACCATTAGAGGAAGCGTATAGATTCGCATCAAATAAGGCTGAGTTATTATACCGATCTTGGGTATCGTATCTATCACTATCATAATAATCTGTGCAATGCCCAAAAGTAAACTCCCCGCCTATATAGTTAGCAGGCTTATAAAGTTTACCAAACCCCATAGTAACAAAATCAGTTTCAGTACGCTCCACTACTATATAAATATTATCATTGGTAGAATAGGAGAAGAAATGGTACCTATTTAAATTTTGATAATGGTGTGTTCTAGAACCGTATGGGCTAGTAGTAGAAAAATCTGAAGATAAAGATCCTATAATACGAAATGCAAATGCGTTAGTGTAAGACGTAGTATTACTGGTGTAAGTATCTTCATTGTACATACGTACATAATACCCGTTCTTACCAATACGAAGCTCTTCCGATTCATGGAGCAAAACAGTCCACCCATTTGCTTCAACAAAGGCTCTTAAACTATTAAAAAACCCGGGAATATCGCTTATATTATCTGTTTGGTATGCCATTATTGTAACCTCACTGCCATAAAACTTCTTCCACCAGTATTTAAACCCTCTTGAGCTATTAAGTAATTTACTCCGTCAATCATAATAATTGACTCTGATACTTGATTAAGCCCTGGGGGATAAAATACTCCATCTAATTCCCCAAATACTGCATTTTTATAGTAATCCCTACCAGATGAATCCCCATAGTCCCTAGAACAAAGCACATAAGGAAAAACATAAGATTCACCACTATCATAAGGCACAAGAAGTCCTAAAAATTCTTCACAAGAACTATCATACAAGGAGGCTTCTCTAGGGAAGCAGAAAAAATCGAAGTTAGAAGTATCTTCATTATCATACCCTAGCCAACTATTATCGGGGGTATACAACCAAGCATTATTTTCGGAAGTATTTCGATAAGTAAAACAGGTACCGGCAGTACTTGTATAAGATAATGGTGCATCATATTCTGCCCCTATAAGTAAAGGGAGAGGATACTGCGAAGGGGTGGCATATGGATGAAATTTTCCTAAATAACACGAGCGCATCCCTGTGTTTACTTTTGCGAATACCATCACTCTTTGACCGTTAGCTACGAACCAATAAGGGGTATCATTATTCCAGAAAGCAGTATATACATCATAGGGGGTGGTGCCAGGTGACTGGCCCCACCCATCAGTATCTCTCCAACCGGCAGAACCTCTAAATGCCCAACAGTAATAATTACTAGATATATTTTGCAGAGTTCTAATCTGAATATAGATATTCTCAGTTCCTGTTAATCCAGGAGCTCTAAAATACCTAGTAGTCCCATCTTTCTTTAAAAGTTGCCATTGCTCCCCCGTACTTACTAGATCAACATTAGTGGTTAAAAATACCTCTAATCTATCCAACAAGTCTAGGTAGTCAGTGGCTATACCGATTTCTACAGCCATTAAATTGCTCCTTTGTTTCTGCGAACTATGTTAACAATAGCATTTTCACCATCCGCAGTAGAAATATAATCAGATACGATGCTAGGGTCTAAAACATTAATAATATTAGGTGAGCCACTGGTAGGTTCTTTTTTAGTACTTTCCTTATTCTCAGGGTACTCACTAATATTTTTAATATTAGTATTAGTTACATTTTGAGTAGTTGAGCTACCCCTTATTAGTCCCCCAACGGCGTATTTTTGTTCTGATACCGATAACTGACGATTATTTAATTTATTCATAAAGTCACTGCCATAATAATCTACAGTGTCTCGACTCATCATGTACTCCCCAGGGGTAGCTGCAATCGTGACATTGTCAGCTTTGCGACCTCTTTTCAAGCCTTGAATCTCACCACCCTCAGCGTATGCAGGTTGCTGTTGTTTGATAGCTGCTACTTGAGCCATACCTGAAGCAATAGCCGCTGCTGCAGCTGCAGCACCCAACGCAGGCCCAACATAAGGAATACTAGCCATAGATGAGAAAGCTTTGGTTGCACTGTTATATGTACTAACAGTCGCTTCTACAATAGCAAAGGCTTTATAAGCTTCCCAAGCCTTTCGGTTTTCAATTAATCCGGCATCCATTATACTTTTAATTGAAGCTGCCATACTACCAGCGAAGGAACCAACAGCTGAAGTTCTAGCGTTAAATAAGGCTTCAGATTGTTCCGCATAAAGCCTTTCACGCTCTAGAGCTTGTTCCTGTTGAACCATTTCCATTTCAGCCCTAGATGCCCCATACTCTTCTAGTAGTTGGAGTTGTCTAGCATGTTGTTCTTTCATTGCGATAATCTGAGGCTGCTCATCAACAGATTTAAATAGTGCTTGTCCCTGGAATAAGGTATCCTCATCAGGAGCTGACCCTTTAATAGTTGCTCTCATTTCTTCAGGGTCTCTAATACCTTGGCGAGTAGTCTCTATTTTAGACATAGCAGATTCATACTCTGGGGTACCAGGTTTTAAGTTTTCTTTCACTTTCTTTGCAATACTATCAAGTTCCTTAGTTTTCTTAATAGAATCAACAATAGCTGAAGTGAGGTCATTAGAAGCCCCAATACTATCAAGCGAAGAGGAAAGAGCAGTAGATATTGACGAATCAAGGCCATCTAAACTATCTGTAATCTTAGTTACAGTATCCTCATACTCGCCAACTAGTTTTCTTTCTTCTATTTCTAAGTTATTAATAGCAGTTTTAGTTTGTAAATCAAGCGCCCTAGTTTGGGCTTCTCTAGCACTCTCTAAAGTATCTAAATATGAGGTATCTAAGGTGCCGTTAGCTTCAATATTTAATAACTTAAATTTATGAGCGAGTAAGTCATACTCTGCATCAATCATACCCTTTTTAATCTTAGCTTCTTGGGTAATTGTAGCAATACGCTCTTCTTTTATCTCCCTAAAAACATCTAACTCTTGATAAACAGCCAGTCCTGTACCGCCTGCATCAATAGTAGCTGCACTTAATCGATACTCTAGTAGTGCATTTAGGCGTTCTCTCGTTGCAGAAGCTAATTTGTCTTCTGCCCCTAATTGAAGCTGTCTAATATTTAATAAAGCTTTTTCTTTTGCAAGAAGTTTATCACTATTATCACTTAGTTTTCTACTTATTTCGCTTCTTTCAGCTACAAGCTCTTTTATTTTTCTTGCAGTATCTTCCGAAGCTTCCTCTAGTCTCAAAATCTTTAATTTACTGTCAACCAGAGAACGTTGTTCTAAGAGCATTTTATCCTGTATTGAAAAATATTCCCCAATACTTGAAACATCATACTCCATAGACTTTTTTAAATCTTTTAACTGGTTTTTATAAATCTTTACTTGATAGCCAGATTCTGCAGTTGCTTCTGAAGTACTTTTCCATAATGCTAATAAAGCGGAAAGCCCTTCATACATATCGCCATTCTCAGATAGCTCTTTTGCAGCAGATTTTAAATTATCACTAAGTTTAGAAACTAGAGCTCTTTCATGCTCTTCACTAACGTCTTTAAAGCTATTTACGATTGACTCTAAGTTTGAAATAGTTTCTTGGAAAGGGGCTTTATCAATGTCTAATGCAGATTCTATAGAATACCCATAGTTCTCTGCAGACTCAGCTAAACTATCAAGGTTACCTTTAGCTGCTACTAAATCTCTGTTTAAAGCGAGTGCATACTCTACTAATAATTTTTTATTTTCATCTGAAATTAGTGGGTCTTCTAGGGCTTCAGAAATACTGCGTAAAGCTGTAATATCACCTTTTAAAGCCGTAGCTAAAGCACTACTAGAAGATTCCACGCTAATGATTGCGGAATCTATAACTTTCCTGATAGCAGTAATAGCAGAAGTACTATACGCTTCTAAATTTTTTGTCTCTTTACGAATTTCTGCCAGTTGTTGCGCGTATAGAAAAGCCCAGTTAGACCCAAATAGTTTAGTATGTTTATTAATTATATCTTGTGCATCATCTCCACCCTTTTTCAAGATTTCAATTTCCTGGGTAGTTAAATGTTCTGCATATTTAAGTAACTTCTCTCTCTGCTCTACTGTAGCTTCTAAGTCTTGTTCCCGTTCGGCTTCTACTATTTTAGAGATTCCAGAAGTAATTTGATTTAAAATACCCACCTGAGTATTTAAGGTAGCAATATATCTATCTACAGAACCTTCGGCTAAGGTGTTAAGCTTGTCCTGAAGTTGGCTTGCTGCCTCATCGATATCTTTAAAGCTATCGACTATTTCTGAGGCGGTTTTAGTTAGTTTATCTGGTTTTGTTAACCACTTAAAAGCACTATAAAGAGCAGAACCTGCTGAAATTGCCAAACCAATGAGAGGCATCGCAGACAGCAAGGCGGTGCCAAAAGCTTTCACGCTTACAGTCGCGGCGTACCACACAATTTTTACTCTACCCATAATTCCAATTGAAAGATTTTGTGCTGCAGCATTCGCATATATTCTTGCAGTATTAGCATCTATAGCTGCTGATACACTTCTTATAGTACCACGCAAAGATAAACGTTGTGCATTTTCTAGTGCAGCTATTTCAATACCCTTAATCTGGGCTTTTTGGGAGTGAGTATAGGATTGTACATATACCGTACGCGCTCGTTCTACTTCTCTTAGATTTTCCTTAGATTTAGCAATAGACTCATTAGATCTAGTTTGTACTTTCTCTTGTTCAGCTAAAGTTCTAGTGTAGGTAGCAATTGATTTATCTAAGGATCTTAATCCTTTTACATACTGCTCCTCTGAAATTACCCCATCTTTGAATTCATCACTAAGTCGCCTAAACCCTTCTGGTAATACTTTAGTAATTTCTAAGGCTTTAAGGCTTTCCTGTGAAGTTTTTGATAGCGCAGCGGCTGCCTCCTCAGAAGCTTCAGCCGCTTTATACAGCCCAGGTACCATTTGTCTAGTAACCGAAGCACCAAGTACCGTAATAGCTCCAATCAAAGCACCTTGGTTTCCTGAAAGTAAGGATATTAAAGGAGAAAGACCTCTATTAATTAATTCTAAAAAAGACTTGGTAAGGTCATCAAAAGATGCTGCTAATTTAGCGAAAGGACTAATCTCTATCTCTTTAGAGATAGATGAGAATTTATCCGTCCCTTGTTCTATAATGGCATTAGTGAAAGCCATTCTACGCTCAAACTGACTTAAATCCCCTGCAGTTTTCCCTAAAGTTTGGGCATAACTTTCAGTGGCGTCATCAAGCCTTACCATAATTCCTAATTCATCGAGAATTTCAGGCTCTAACTTGGTGGCACCACGTACTAGACGATCCATTGCATCGCCCATATCTCTACCAAGTGCTACGGAGGCTCCTTTTGCTACCTTAGTTAAGTCTTCTAACTGACCTGTGGAAAAGCCAGAACTAATACCTAAAGCCACGCTCTCCATAGCTTGGGCAGTAGATATACCGTACCCGGAGATTTCCTTAAGCTGCTCCGCAACGTAAGGTAGGTTAGCCCCAGCTGCTCTTCCTACATAACTCAACCCTTCGGCAAGTTGTGTAACTTCAGCTGCCCTACTTAATGCATGAAAGCCAGCGGATAGAGCGAAGATATTTGCAGCTAAACTAGCGTAAGCAGGAACGAGAGTGCCCCCTAAAGTTTGAGCCTGCTTGGCAAAAGCTTTAGTACTGTTAGATGTTAGTCCCGCAACACCCTTTTCCTGCTTACTGTAATTATTTTTGGTCTTATTATGGGAATTTTGGGCATTAGAGGCTTTTTCTATAGCTGAGGTATATACTTTTACCCCTGAAGTGGCTTGCTTAAGAGAGCCCTTATCATCAATTATAAGTTGTATATTAATAGCATTATCTGCCATACTTACCTCTTGCCTTCTTTAACTCCTTCTCCATATCATCTGAAGATTTCTTAATCATTCTTGAGTCTAGCCACGAGATAATATCTATAATAAGTTCTTTATCTATTGATCCCGCATGTAAATCTAAGAGAGTTGGTAAATTATTAAAAAATTTACCAACATACCCTATATTAGCTTGTACATTGTCCCCTAGTAGATTATAAATCCTGAAAGCTATTTGAACCTCATAAGGAAAATCTTCTATTTCCAAAGGCTCTTCTTCAGGATCTACAGGGAGATTAAGTTGTTCACATATACTATAATACTTTTCTTTTGAAATATTAGAAAATAAGTCGCTAAAAAACTTATTTAAATACTTAAAAAGTTTTTCTCTATTTTGAAGTACGAAAATATTCTAGGTCGAATACTACCTCATTAATAAACTGGTCGAACTCAGTAGAGTTCGCTATTAAAAGTTCCGCGTTTGATGGAGAGTATTCCAACTCATCATCCAAATCACGACCTTCAGTGTCGATTAGAATCAGATTCTCAAGGTTTCTAAGAGTCAGGCCTTTCCAATTTTTAATTGTAGCAGCTGAAAACTCTTTAATAAACTTATCTTCATTAAGCTGTTCTGTTAGTTGTTTAGTTTTACGGTCAAACTTTTGGGTGATACACCGCTTACGTAGGTCAATAAGCTCTTTACGAGATAGGTTTGCTACCTCTACCGAAAATCCTGGCAGGCCGGTGAAATCTACCCATGCGGTTTTGCTGTCAACAATTAAATCTTTTAGTTCCATTTTGTTACTCCTTTTGTTAAAATAAAATTTTTGCAGAGACCAATTCCCTACTATCTATTATAGTATAACTAGATACCTAAGATATGTCAAGAATAAAATTTGGTTTGGTGTAAATAAAAAATCCACTAAGCAAACACTTAGTGGATTTTTTATTAGGTAACGACTATTTAGTATTCGATTCCGGTGTATACAATAGAGGCTTCGTCCGCCTGGTCAATGGTACTAGGTAGAGCATGGAAGTTAGTCTCAACTGCAATTACATCGTCAATAGAGTGGCTAGGAACCTCTAAGTGACATTTAGGGAAAGTAAACTGAACTTTAGGAGCCACAGCTCCCCCAACAGAGAACTCTAAACTAAACTGGTTAGTTACTTTATCTGTAGCTGAGATTATATCTTCGAAAAGGTCTCCAGTACTACCAATGGCCGAGTTCAGATAAGCAGTAAAGTTACCAGAAACTGATCTAGCCCCAGTTACGTGACCTAATGGCTGAGATACTTGGCAAAGTAGTTCAGGAGTTAAGAATGTAATATTGTTCTCAAAAGTAATATTTCCCCCGGTAAGAACAACGTTGTATACTCCATCGTTGTTAGCTCCTGGGAATGCAATTGTATCCGCAGCAGTAACATTGAGTGAAGTTAGTCGATTACGTAAGAAGTTGGAGGTAGCAGTTGCTGCTTCAGTTATAGTTGGAGTAGGTAGTGTAGCCCCCTCTTCAATAATAGAAGCTTGCCCTGACCAGTTAAGAGTTGCAATTCCTTCAATATCGAAATCAATACTTACACTGCCTAGAACGCAGTCTTTTAGACGATAGATAGTTGGAGTTCCGTCAGCCGCACAGGCTCCCATACCAAAAACGATATCAAATGTACCTAGCTGGGTTTTATTAGAACCAGAGAAATCAATAGTCATTTCAGTAGCAGTTGAAGAAACCCCTTCTGTCCACCCAGTATCCGGTGTATAACTATTGATAGCAACGAAGTTTGCCCAAAGAGCTTCCTCGATTGCATGGTGGTCTGCAGAAGTGGTCTCCCATCCATCTGTAGCACCAGGGGCTGCGACGAACGGTCTCATATAAGTTGAAAAACTAAATTCTGCTGGAGCATAGCTGTCTGTGAACATCTGTCTAGCACGTCTAGATGTTCCATCCTGCGCTGCTGCCTCGTTAAGAGTAATTTCTGATGTATTAGTAGCTTGTGAATAACTAAAATCGTTGAGCACAGGTAATGCCCAAACATTAGTACCCTGTTCAATAAATACTTTCGTATCTCTACTAAAATAAAGTTGGTCTGCCATTTTCTTTCCTCTCTAATTACTGATATATTTATCAGTACCTAATCTCACAAGTGACTTCTCCAACCCCTAAGGGCTCTAGAACACCTTCATCTGTTTCGATTGAGATTATTGATATTTGCTGTGTTGTTTGAGAAGTTCCTTGTCTATCTTTATAGACTAACCGACTTTTCTCTTCTAACACAGTCTCTACATCTTCTATAAGACCTTCTAAAGCTAAAACTGCATCTTCTTCATTAACATAGCATCGTACAGTTACATTTAAGAATCTATCTTTATACCCAGCTCCTTGGTACTCCCTAGTCTCAGCTCCGGCGCTTAGATGAATTGCTGGGAATACTTCTACCTCATCCCAAAATTTAAGGCGGGGGGATACTTGCCCATCAATATCTGTGTTGTAATTACCAGACCCGTCAATGGCTTTTAATTCTTCAGCTAAAGCGTAAACTATTGCCATCCGCCTACTTGTATATTCTCTAGTAACTTCCATTATAACCTCTTTGTGTAGAATCTTGTTTTGACGATATCTGTAGCTAACTCTCTAATAGATTTATCAATAATTTTTCTTGGGTCTCTTTGGGGAGTAGCTAATCTAGGGCTCCCACCTGGGTACTCAAAAAGTTCATAAGGGGATCTTTGGTATGTGTAATGAATAGATAATCCTCTATTTTTAGTCTCGCGAACATCTAAAGCATAAACTGATTGAGCAAATCTACCTGTTCTATAGTTGAGGGCTGGGCTTCCCATATTGGAAGCTACCTGTCCTGGTAACCCCTTATTTAAATAGGTGAGAAATGCTACAACCCCTATTTTATTTTGCTGTGCTCCAAATCGTACCTGATTCTTAGCTTTACGTAAGTCTTGTTTAGAGATTTTATCTTTACTAGACTTCTTGACTACTTGTTTGGCATCTTTTAAGTCATATACTCTGAAACCTTTTAAGTGGATATCAGGGTTCTGTCTTAATTTTTTCGTAGCCTCTGTAAGTATATGCTTTTCAACACTTTCATACACAGGCTCTTCAATGAAGTTATCAGCAGTATCACGTATTAGGTTATATAATTTAGTATTGAAATCCTTATCACGCTTACTTTCAGTACCTCTATTTGTTTTATAGTCTTTGTATGTAATTTTAGACACCACAGGCTTATTAGATTTACCGAGTTCTTTCAACCCTGTAGCAATAGCAAGCTCAAATTTTTTTAACTCATCCCTACGTACCCCAGGCCTAGCTAAAAAATCCTGCTCGACTTGTTCCAGTATAGCTTTGTAGGCATTTTCCCCAATCTGGGAGCCTCCTTCATGTGATAAATCCAGAAAATCTTTTTTATTTTTCAGCTGTCCACCAGATTTAACTACTTTATTATTTGCTAAGGAACTATATGCCTTATTCTTAGCTGGGGCTAAAGTGTCAAAAATCCACCCATATACATTACTGTTCGCTGTAGGCCCAATAATTTTTACTGATATTGTATCATTACTGTTCCCCGGCAGCGCCTCTACAATATACCCGTTAGTACTAGTTCGGGGGCGTAAAGCCCTCTGTATATCATTAAAAAAGGTATAGCATATTTTTGTAACTGAGGAACTTGCTTCTTGCAATCCTATGGCATTATATATTTGAGTTCTTAAAGCAGACTTATTTAGAGTAAATTCATGCACTGTTCTATCTGCCGTATAGCGTCTATAGAAATCTGTACTGGCAATCTTTTCTAAGTATAGATTAGCTAAAAACTTAATATTGCTCATGTTATTTGCCTATACATATCAAGTACCCGCTTTATGTGATCAGGGAAACCAATATTACTATCTAAGGTGCTAGAGCCTGCGTTTTTCATAGAACCACTTTTTAAGGTTCTTTGCAGTTTATACTCATCCTTTAAGTAGTATGCTACCAGGTCAATTAGAGCGAGTTTGAGGTCTTCTGGGGTATCTTGGTACCCTGCTTTATACGCGACACGTACAGAATTAATACCTTCAGGCCAAAACCCAAAAGTCTTTATAATACTATCTGTCCTGGGGTCTAGTTCAAAATTTGTAGGTTCAACTAAACTGTAACGTTCATTAGTATTATAACGTTCATAAACTTCTACAATCTCTATTACTGGAATTTCCCCCAATTGAATAATCTGTTGAGCCCCATAGTATATAGAAAATGTTTCAGTGTAAGGTGTATTAACATAGTCAACAAAGGAATTACCACAATAGGTTTTGACAAGCTGACTTATGGATGGAATTAGCTGGTCTAAGCGCTCGTCTTCCTTCGTTCCTGTAATGGCTTTTGCTTGCTTATAGATATCTTCAGTTATTAAATCAGTCATAAGTCAACTTGTAAAAACCTAGGAGTCATAAGACTCCTAGGCTCCCTTTATATATTATACTCCGCTATACTGCAGTGCATATTTAGCAGAGGCACCATCAATGATGTCGATGAAACCCATACGCTGTGAAGCTACGAGAACGCGACGTTGGTTAGAAACTTCGTAGTCGCTCTCTACAGTCATTCCACGTAGGCGAGGAATAACAAAGTTACGAGTGTTAACCGCTACAGCGTTGAACTTGCCAGCCGCTTTAGCTGCAAACTCGTCACAAACTACAACGTTGGAGCCGAATACGCTACCTACGCGACCAGTAAGCTTAGTAGCCATGCTCTGACCAACAAGGTTAGCATCCTGGAATTCTGCATCATCAATCAGGTTGTAGTATGCTTCCTGAGATACGATGTAAATTACATCTTCAGGACGCAGACCGTATTTACCCATATTCTTGCGGAGGTTAAATAGGTCAGCAGTAGTGATAACATCGTCAGTAGTAAACCCAGTAGCTGCAGGCTGTACAGTCTGACCATCATCAGCGGCTAGTTTTACCAGACCGTCGAAAGATGCTCCAGAAGTACCGAAAGCACCATCAGCATGGTTACCCAGAAGGATAGCATTTTCTACTGCACGTGCGTGAGAACGAATCATAGACTCGCGAATCAGAGGCAGAATAGGCAGAATTGCATCCTCTTCAGTCTCATTACCAAGGTAAGAAACTGACATAAGCTTCTTGGTAGAAACTGTGCGCTCTTGCAGGGTAACACCAGCATTATCGCCATAGGTAGCAGAACGCTCGTCCAAGTTACCGTTCGGTGCAGTAGCAGAAGTAGTCTGTGTAGACACAAACTCGGCATAGCCAGCATCCGGCAGGATAGGCATAATCATGGTAGCAGAGTTCATAGGCAGTTCGCGGAACATAGGAGCAAGAATCAGCTCATTCTGAATGTCACGCTCGATCTTAGTAGATACGATCTGCTCGAAATCTTCGCTAGAAACCTGAACACCAGACATAGTATTGACTTTCTCAACCATATCTTTGGCGTACTTAGTATTCCAGCCTTTACCAGTAGCGAGACCAAGTACAAAAGTATCAGTCAGCTCTTCTTCATGGCTCTTCTTCCAATCTCCACCTTCACTACGGTCAGCAAAGTGGCGCTTAGAATCACGCATTTTAGTAATCTCTTCAGATTTACTAGAAAGCTCGTCTTTCAGCTCTGCAACAATGCTTTCCAGAGCTTCGTTTTTCTCACTGAAACGCTTCTCAACGTCTTCCATGAGTTTCTCAGCAGAGGTTTTAACCTTTACATCAAACTCTTTCTGAGCTTTTTCAGCCTCAGCAGCAGCTTTTGCATCTTCAGCAGCTTTAGCACTCTGTGCTTCAGTGATAGCAGAAGCAGTTTTTGTTGCTACGTCATCCATAAGTTTCTGTAGTTCTTTGGGATCCATTTCGTTTTTCTCCTTTGAATGTGACTTATTGTCACTGTCTGCCGAATCTACAGCTGAATCTTGAGCATTTACTGAATCTTCAGCTGGTTGCTCGGCTGTGTCGACAATGTCGTTAATAAATTTCTTGTACTCTTCACTAGAGTCAAAAGATTTAGATACTGAGAATACAGCATCCTGATTGCACGGTACTGAGACTACTGATACTTCGTAAAGTTCAGCTTCTTTAATTACAAACAAGTCTGAAGCAGAATCGTAATCTGCATCTTTTACCATAAAGCCTACAGAAAAGGCTTTCAGTACATCATCTTCGATAAGGTCAGCTACATTATCAGCAGCCTTTCTAGAAATTTCAGCTTCAATCTCTAATCCTTTATCAGTGATTTCGATGCTAGTAGTGCGACCAATCGGCTTATCATAGTTATGGTTAAAAAGTAGAATTGGATTCTTTTGGTAATCCGCTATACCTTTGCTCCAAGCCTCTGGTAGTATTACGTCTCCAGCGCGGTCAGTATCATTAGTACTAGCATAACCTTTGATCTTTACTTTTTCCTCACCAACCTCTTTCTTGGTTAGCTGAGTTTTAAGAAAGAGCTTCTTATTCAGCATTATCCTTCTCCTTTATAGCTGCAAAGTTGGGTTTGGGACGTTCTTTAGGCTCTTCTTCTACTTGAATTTCTCCAATTTTCTCGTATTTTTCTGGAAAATTATAGCTAATAAGCTTATCAAGTCGAGACCATGAACCAATAGTCCTAGTAACTACTGCAGCCCGTATCGGAGTGTCATCACGTTTTGCATACTCACGTTTATCAAGAATTTCTCCAATCTCAATAAAGTAATCTGCAAGTTGTTCCAATACACGTTTCCTTGTCATTCGTCTTCTCCTTCGGCGGGTCTTCCGCCCTCGGCGGGGTTTGCCGCACTGCCTGCTATATTTGCTGGAATCCTAATCTCGTCGAGCCCATCAATTGGGTCTCTCCCTAGCTTCTCTCTAGCCTCGTTAGGAGTAATTACACCACCATTAACTAATGAGGTAAGGTAACTAGATTGATCGCTAAGAGTAGGCTGCAAGGCAGGAGTATTAGTTGCATCCTCATGCACTTCATATCCAAAGAACCTTGACAAACCATCATTAATCTTGCGAACAATGGGTAATACAGTTTCTAGGTAGTAAAGCTTATGATTCGGTGCAATATTAGCATTATTTCCTCCATCAAACAAAATCGGAGGAACTCCTAAAGCCTTAAGAATAGTTTTTTCACAGTCTGAGCAGGCACTTTGAAAATCCAACTCTTTAAAATTTACATTTGATACAGAGTCAATCTCTAACCCACCATCTAATATCATTGGGGAACGCCCCCCACTTTCTGGACGATAACGTAATCTCCAACTTTGTAGCAAACGTTCTTTTATTTTTTCACTAAGAGAATCTGGGCTCTTTAGTACTAATCCTGGTACAGCTCCATTATTAAAGAAGTTCTTCTGGAACTTACGAAGCTTAAGTAGCAAATCCATAGTATCTGAAGCTGCTTTAAGTCTTGAAGTTCCACGATATATTGATCTGAAAGAATTTTCTTTTATATGGATTATTTCGTCAGGACTGTAGTCAATAAGACCAGAATAACTATAATGACTAACAAATGTTCGTTCATCAGTATGAATGGATACCTTATCAGCGGGGAGGTGGTACATATGAGCCCCGTCCCAGTAGATAAACATATTACCATCAACTAGTAAATCTACAATTAAATTTCTTTTAAACGTGCTAACATCCTGAAAGGGGTTAGGCTCATACTTTAGTACTCTTTCAACAGTATTTTTCCTAACGCCTTTAACTACAGGGCTTACACCTTTTTGCTGATTACCTACAGCACATGGTAAGTCTGCTGAGTCATCAACAATCATATTAATTGCACGGTTTACAATTTCAATGGACTCATACTGATTTCGATAATTGGTGGGGGAAGCGTGAGAATATATTTCACTACCTTCTCGTTGTCCGATTAGAGTTTGAGCTGGATTTAACTTTTCTTCAACTTCTTCAGTTTTGTTTTTTCTCCAGTTAAACAAGCCCATTTTTAATCCTTTGTTTTTCTACCCAGCGTTCCTGCTTTGCAGCAGTACCAAGCCCGGGCTTCTGTCCATATACTTTATGCAGTCTACTGTGACAGCTTTTACATAAAGTAACAGTTTTATTATAAATTTGATCGTGGTGTTCTTCAATAAAACGATCTCGATGTTCTACGATATCTGAAGGACTAATCTTCTCCTTACGCAACCATCGATCTAACATTGCAGTCATACTTGTATAGTGATGAAACTCTAACTCTTCATTAGCTCCGCACATTCTACAAACAGAATCTTTCGTGTAAGCTGACTTAGCTCGATCACGCACATACTTAACTGCATCTCTTTTTAGATTTGACATTTCAACCACCTATAGAAATGATACCATCACTACCATATCAAGTCAACAATAATTTTTTATTGGGATGTAAATTCTTTAACGAATACGTAATTTCCACAATCAAAGTATCTTAGATACCCATTATCTAGCATATTTTCTACTTCTGTCTTAGACTCGTCAAAGTTATCTAAAAGATTGGGGAGCTTGTGTTTTTGAAATTTATACCTGGGAAAAACTTTACCACTCTTATAATAGAAGTAATTGGGCTTAGATTTGTGAGACTCAGTAAAACCTAATTGCAAGTATAGGCCTCCTGAACCCCATCTGCGATCACAATAGCTTATTATAGAGGTTGGTTTATACTTTCTCTCAAAGTATTTTAAAAGTCTAGACGCGCCACCTACTATAGTAGTATTTAATTCACTACTATACCTGATAAGTTCCCATTGGTATTTACTGTTAAATCTAGGCTTTGCAAAAGACATTACCGCTACTTTCAGCGTTTCTATGTTAAATGGAGTTTCCAAAGTAATCACAATTTAAACATCTTACACTCTACACAATGATGCCCAGAGAATAAGTATATCAGCACTCGCTTGTTCTCTGGGCATTTTAGCTCCGAAGCAAATAGAACTCAATGTTTGCATTTATAAAGCGAATATCTTACTATTTCTTTCAAACATTCTCTCCTGATACGCTAAAGCGATTGCCTTTGCTATCTGTGTTGCTTCTTGAACCTCCCCATATCTAAAGAAAGGGGATTCCGGGAGGATGTCAATACACCTCAAACACAGGCAACATCCCAACAAATTCTTCCTCATCCACCGTAGGCGTTGCCCTGGTGCCGCTCTTTACATCGGCCAGAATGTTCCGTGCAGCTTCCCATACAACGCTCCGATATATTGAAGCCGCCTAATTCTGTATACTTGAAGTTGTATGTATGCGAAAGTTGCAATAAAAAAATGAATTGCAAAAACTGCAATCCCTCTCGTTATTATTTAGAAAGTGTAGCTATAAATATATATTCAACCTTATGTTGGCTGAATGTATATGCTGTTGCGCGTTGTTTGAAATTACACATCGTTGACATACATCTATCGTAATAAATCTATTTAGTTAGATTTCAGCCAGCTTACTATTTCTCTCAAACATACGTTCTCGGTACGCAATAGCGATGGTTGCTGCAATATTAGACGCCTGCTCAAAGCTAATGGCTTCGTGGTTTATATTATAAGCATCCCATAGTGTTACATCCATTTCCCCATTAGCCTGGGCCAGTTGTATTGCTCCGTTTATTGCAGCAGCACTGCCGTCTCCACCATTCCATAAAATACCGTTTACTTCGACTGGAGGATGAGTTTTATACTGTGCTTTAATAGCTTCCCTCTTTTCTTGTTTTCTTTCTTCTTCCTCTATAGCATTCTGTTCAGCTATAATTTCGTCATACAATTCTTGGTTAGCTACATTCCAAGAACCGTCAAAAGACATTGCATTGGGGATGAAAATTTTTGGCTCTGGTGCAGTTACTACTTCATAAACGTCTGGGGTTATATCTAGTATTCGTTCTGGACTTCGTAAGCCAACGTCAGTAATACGGACGATATGTGTATCATCATAGAGCCTTATTACTATTTTTGTCTCTCTATGTCTAATTGCTTTCATAATCTAAACTCCTCCGTCGTTAGGTAGTGCCTACTGTTAACTTAGTTGTGGATAGTGCTTTACCAGCAACTGGGTACCCTGCGTCAGAAGTTATAAGTGAACCATCATAATCTAGCCAATATACAGTTCCACTATTCAGCCCAGTTTGATTTTCATCTACCGCGTATTGGGTAGCGACAGTTAAAGATTCGGTGTCTGATACGGCTTGTTGAGAGAAACCAATAAATTCTTGGGCGTTTGTATTAACTCCAGAAGAATTTTCAATGACGTTTGCTACAAACTTATAAATACCTCCTACGTTTTGTCTCGAAGATATAACTACATATTGGGATACAGGGTCGTATATTACCTTTGTGAATGTTGTCGTATTAGACATATATGTGACAGGGCTACTTACAGATATAGTCATTCCTGCTAATGTTACAGAATATACTTTATCTTGAATTACTAATACAAATGAATCATGTAATACATCATAACAGATGTCATTATAAGAAGATGACGTTAATGTTACAGGATCCCCTACAGTTACATTATCACTGACATCTATATCAAAAGCTAGGACGGTCTGTAGATAACTGTTATCCAAATTTTTAAACGAAATGACAAGTTTATTATCTACAGTAGAATAAGCTGTACGTATACTTTGAGAATCATACTGCCCCACCATAGTAGTGGAACCAGCTGTAATTCCTCCGTCAGTTACATTTAACACAGAATAACTCAAGTAATTATTATTGTCTTTATTTGGAAATAGAGCTATATATTTATCAGAAGCCTCATGATACGCTAAGTTAATATTATAAGAATTTGTATTTGTATGGATAACTATTTCCGGCCCAGCTGTTAGCGTTTCTGTTACAGGATCAAGCGAAGTTACAGTTGCATATAATACGTTATCATCTCCGTAAACAGAAACGATCTGGTCATTAACAGAGTCGTATATCATCTCTACACTATCAGGGTACCTTCCATTAAATGGCTCAATAAACGCACCCCGAATTAAAGAGCCAAATTCGTCTATGGTATAAACATACATTCTATTCCGGGGAACTACAGCAGTAATGCCCGAGGTACAATAAACCAGGGACATGCTATCAGTTAGGTTGTTAATATTATTCTCAGAAACGATATCAATTTGGTCATTAGTTATACGAAGTACTGAACAAAAGAAATCATCAGAAACATCGTCATTTATAGCAGGAGCAAGTATATAATCATTTACTGGATCGTATACCATACTGTGATTGCCGCCTTTATCGCTAAACGAAGAACTGACGTTATCTATTAACAACATATCCATGTATTCACCATAAACTTCACTAACAGTATCGTCAGTGTTAAGTGCTAGAGCCTTTCCAGCAGCTGTTATTTCCCCACTAGCGGTGAATGTAGGTAATGACCCTGCTTGAGCAACCTTCTCATCAAGTACACGCCCTTGGTTGGCAGATAAGGCATTAGTTGTGCTGGTGGAAGTAAGATTATCCTCAACCGTTACCTGGGTATCATCCAGGAGTGCGCTAAAGTCCACGGTGAAGGTAGAGGCATCATCCCGCTCAAACGTAGCAATACCCGTGGCTCCATCCAGAGTGCCCGATACAAGCCTTGCAAGGTTGGTATCATCGAGGTACAGACTGAGGTCTATGTCATGCGACACGCCGTTTTCATCCACGTATGTAAGGATGTTGGTTGTGAGGGATAAACTTGTTACGGTTTCGGCTGCTTGCACTGCGGTGTCGAAGTCAGAGATGGTACTGGCTGTCTGAGTACCGGTGTGGTTGGCGCGTGATCTGTCGCTGATGTGGTAGTGCAGGGATGTATCGCCTTCATCAGTTAAATCCGTGGCGTTGGTGTCGGAGATGTTGTTTGCTTCAGCTCCATTCTCAATCGCAGCCAGTTTCGCCTTTTCTGCATCCGTATAAGCGTTGGTGTCCGCGTTGGACTCGTACAAGCTTTTTACTTCTGTGGCGTCCAGGCTGTCGCTTATCTCCACGTATACGGTAGTCGCCCAGCGGTAAATGTTGCCGGTGTCCAGGGCGACATATATCTTGCCTGCCTCGCCCGTTGCAGGGAACGATGCCGCATCGGCGTACTCCAGCACATCATCAACAAAGCCGGGCAACTGGCTTGATGGTACCGTGCCGCCCACCAGGTCTGCCTTACCGTCCAGCGCCGTCTGTTGGGCTGTGCTGACGGGTTTGTCAGCATCACTGGTGTTGTCTACCTGCCCCAGCCCCACCTGTGCAGCCGTCACGCCGTGGGGGTTGTCGGTCAGGTTTGCGTGGGCATTCACCCGCGCCTGCACCTCTGTGCCGGTGTCGTACTGGCTATGCGGGTCAGCGGCTTGCTCGTGCGCTGTAACCGCTGCCTCTGCAGACCCGGCGGGGTCAGCCCCGATACTGTCAGGGGTTTCTCCATGAACATTTTCACCGATTGTAGCGATGTGATTATCTGCTGCAAGCAGGCTATTCTGCTGCTCTGGAGTCAAAGCCGCGGAATCTCCGAGCACCTCAAGAGTCATAGATTGCCCTGCAACAAGTCCTTCGCTGTTTACTTGTTCTACAATCATCTTCATTATGCTATCTCCGGATCAATCACCATGGTAAGCTGCCGATCTGTGGTACTCTCGCGGTTCCAGGTGCGTATACCCCCAGCAGCATCCGTCACCTGGATCTCATACACCCACTTACCCTCGGTCAGATCCCCAGGCTCCCACTCCACCAGCCACTTGCCGTTGTCCGCATCCAGGATGGTGGCGGTTTTGACCAGCGGAGTATTGTACTTGATGTGCAGCTCCACGCTTGCGCCGTTCAAATCGACAGGGGTACCGTCGTCTTCGGTGATGGTGCCTCGAAGCTTAGGCAGAGTGTCGTTTTCAACAAAGCGTATTTCGTTGGGTTTTAGTGCCATTTTGGGGGCTCCTTTTATTTTTCAAAAGTTGTGGAAATAGTCAAAAAAATTAGGTCTTTGTGGTTAATAATGTGAGATAAAGTTATCAAACTACGTATTCGTCAAAGTAGTCCTGATATGTATTATAGTTTTCCAATGCGTAAGCTATATTCTCTTGAGTGTCATAAATTTTAGGTGAAAAATAGTACCTAAAAGTTGTCCATCCATCAGGAAACGTGCTGCCAAACAGGTTGTCTCCCCCGAAATAAGCCGAAATGCTAACCCCATCGCCGTTAAGTTCAGCACAGATACCCAAAACATGCATCACTTGCAAAAGACCAGCCATTGATCAACTGGTACTCACGTGGTGTCTGTGCCGACATTGATACAGGGTCGTCCATTTGTGACGCATCGTCGAACACGTCCATTAGCCAGCTGTAGAACTCCTGCACTGTATAGCGTGTAGTGCCCGCTGTGTGGGTTATTGTTTTTGCTGTGTAATCTAACGTCCAGTCATCTTGAATCATTTGTCGTCACCTCGCTTTATGTGGCCTTTGAATAATGGTGCTGGTAAAATTCCTAAATCGTCTTTGTCCGGGATGAAATGCTCAAAATACTCATTCGGCTCTGGTGGATGCCAAAGCACGTGTATGCGTATGAAAAAATGATTGTGTCTGCTTTTGCGAAAGCATAGATAGCCGCCCTCTTTGCGCCACTTCCATTTTATGCTCCTAAAAATAAGGGTTGAGATGGTTGCCAACACTCACCGTTATACTCAATTGCTAAGGCTTTATCTGGGATATAGATATCTAATTCTTTAGGCTTTAAAATAGTCCTGTCAGAAGTTTTAATTTCTCCAGAATAATGCTCTTTTATAAATTCTAATACTTCTAGTTCACCAGAGGAAATAGAGTTTGATTCATACTCTAAACCTGCCGCTTCTAAAGCATTGGCCCAGCTCCCAAAATGCCTTTCAAAGGTGGATGGAGTGAATATTTTATTGTCTTGGTTATTTCTATTCCAATCTAATAAATCTTTGCGAGTAGGTGTTTTACCTAATTCATTAGCAAAATCTTTAAGTTTTTTGAGTAAGATATTACTATCTGTTTTTGGTACCGTGGGTTTTCTATTAACCTTGTACTCTAGCCCAGCGGCTTCTAAAGCCTTAATAAAGCTTCCAAATTTTTTTGTTAGTGTAGTAACGGCTGGGGTTAGATAAGATTCATTACACTCTATTTGGGTAGGAGCTCTATTAAGTTGCTTACCTAGAGCTGCTAGGCCTTCTAATGGGTCGCCCCTAAATACTTTATTACCTTTAGTAATTCCTGCTAAAGCACGGGCTTTATCTATAGAACCAAAACGTTTAGTATAAGTAACATAATTAGAGATAAAAGTACAATTTCTAATATCTCTATTAGAGGGTGGTTTTCCGATTTGAGAATATAACTTATATAAATCTTCTAATAACTCTTCATCAGTCTTAGTATTAGTTAAGCTATTAAACCCAGCAGCTTCTTTAGCTTTTACCCATGTGCCAAATAACTTTCTACACGCCTTAGTATTTACCCCTAGCTTATGTGCCTCAGTTTCACTAACATTTCCAATTTCTTTAATTTTAGATAGATGATATTCTTTTAAGATATCGTCTAAAGGGACTTTATTAACCGCATTAGTCCAGTTTCCGTATTCTTTTCTTGCAGCTTTAATTAGCTCTTTACTGGCATCCTTCTGTGTGGGGCGTTTACCTAGCACTACAACTAAATCTGAAATCTCTTTAATTACGTTCATTTATTACCTCCTTTTTGACTACCATTATATAATAACTCAGTCAAAAAGTCAAGTCTTATTTTTCAGTCTCTAAACTGTAATTATCAGAACCCTGAATATCAGAACACACCTACGCCCGAAGTGGCGTAACTGTAGAGTGCGTATCTAATGGCATCCGCCATATGCGAAGCATCATTATGTACAGGTTTTTCTTTAGTCAATCCAGGCCTAGCATCCCAACCATACTGGTCAATTGATTCTAAGCTATGTAGACAATCTGCATCAACTAACAAGCGACCAGTGTCAATAATACTACCAACATGAGCAATACCATCTAATATCGATTTCTTTGCATTAGTACAGCTAATATCATAAAGTTGCGCAAGGTCAAACTTCGTTTGAGCTGCCGCAGAGTCTATGTAGACAAAATCAACATCCCATTTATCTAGTATTTCTCTTATACATTTTGCATGATCTGCAGTCGTTTTCTCAGCTGCTTTATACTCGTCTATTAGATAGTAAAGGTCAGCAGTATCATCATAAGCAAATACAGCTAAAGCTGTGGAATCCTTAAATCCAACATCTAGCCCAGCGATCTTATCCATACCACTAAAATCTACATCAAGCGAAGAACAGTTAACAATATTATCATCTGATAATTGCCATATCTGGCCTTCAAAAGTAGTAAAACTAGCAAGGTACTCTTGCTCGAATTCCTGTTTAGACATTGTAGCGCGTGCTTCTGCGATATCTTCCTCTGATACTCGCGGATTTTCGCGATAATCAGAATGGATGGATACCCAAGCAGGGTATTCAGAACTAAAACCACGTTGGAAGAACTTACTAAACCAGTTATTTTTACCACGAGGAGTGGAAATAAATATAGCTTTTGAATTCTCTTTATCTAGTGTCGGGCGCAACGCGATATTGAAGGCATCTTCGCCAGCATTAGTTAAGGCAGCCTCATCAAACAGTATCAAATCATATGATCTACCAACACAACTATCAACCTGTGAAATAGAACCCATTCTAACAGAAGAACCATTCGATAAAGTAATAACCCTATCCTTAACGTTATTCTTAGCTACCTCCAAATCAAATTGATTTATCAACGATCGTTGTAATTCAAAAGAAATCTGAGATAAGCTATAGTTAGGGGACATTATTAGCACAGATGCATTTGGTATTAATGCTACACACTGAGCTATAACATTCGCTATAAATGTCTTACCTGTTCGACGAGATAATGCTGCACAAACAAAACGATACTTAGGGTTGTTAATTGCATTAATTGTAGCAATCTGGGGAGGAATAGGATCAATCCCCATTAATTCTAAATATCCATCGATAGGAACTCGCATATAGCTACGAGAGCCATAATCAATTATCCTATCTATTATTACATCTTCTCTACTTACTGAAAGCATTTATCTCATCTCCAAAAGAATTACTATACCACTACCAACTACAGCAGATACTACAATCCAAAACAGTTTAATAAATCCACTAATCTTTAAAAAGTTATCATTTGACTGTTTCTCTACAGTAGCTAAACGTGCTAATACTTCTTTACAATGATTTTCTAAAAATGCTACCCTTTCATCTAATCTAGCAACATTATATAAATACTCAGTCAAGGCATCTAGCTTAGCTTCTATTCTATCCAATCTTCCTGGGTCGGTTCCTCGTCGTAAGTCATCTGACATTCTTCCTCCTCTACTCCGACGTATTCTTCGGCCTCAGCTAAAGAATTAAATTTTATCCAACGTCCATTTTCATATATGCAGTAGCGTCCGCGCTTTTCTAAAATTTCTGTCATTCTTTATTTCCTCCTAATAACTTATCCATCAACTTTCCGTAATTACCGCCATTAATCTGCACGTTGGTTTGATTTGCGATGGATTGACTCTGTGCCTTCTGTTGAGCTGCTATTTCGTCCATTCTCATTTTATGGGCTAGAGCGAGGATATCCATCAAATCTTTCGAAGAGTAGACTTCACTTTCGCGAGCTTCTTCTAATTTAGAATCGATGATTTCATCTATTAAACCGCCCAGCTTAAATCTATTGCGATACCCACGATCCATATAAACGGAATTAATATAGTTCTTTACCTCAGCTTTGTCTAGTAGCGCAGCAGCCTTCTCTACTGACACACCCATCTCATAAGCTGCGGCATCAATTGAACCTAGGCTTAGATAGGCATTTGCCAGCTCCAGTCCCTCCGGGGATATTTTAAGTGCATTAGTGTCCATATGTTATATGTTACTATCATGGGGGCGATGTGTCAAGGATAAAAAATTTAATAGGTATTTGAAATTTTTGAAAATTTTTTCGAAGCGTGGGTAGATTCGCCGAATTAGTAGTCTCTTAATCAACATTAGCCAATTGCCGCGAAGTTAGTCGTATACCAATTACTGCCAAACAATAGCCATATGCCGCGAAGTTAGTTATATACCAATTACTTCCAAACATTAGCCATATGATAATTACTGCCAAACATTAGCCAATTGCCGCGAAGCGGCGTATCTGCTGCATTTTGGCGTCTAAATGGACTTGAAAATACCTTGTGGGCCGCGTGTGGGGGAGTGTACGTTAAAAATTTTAATGAAAGTCTACTAACCGCCCTACATTAGTCTGTTTTAATCTTGGGTTGGTCAACATTAGAATCCTCTAAGGTTTGTTACCAACATTAAAAATTTTTATTAAGCCCGCTCCAGGATTAGAGCGGGCTTAACTTTGGTTGCTAGGTTAGGATTGCTCCACGGTTTCGGTTATTGCCTTTTTGTTGAATATCCTACGCCATACATACGACCGAATCAAACTAACAACGGTATAAATGGCAGTTATAGTTATTGGGGATAAAACATTCAAAACGGGATAAAGCGCATTAGTTACAATTAAACTAACGATAAACCCGCTTGCGGTGTTTAATGATACCTCTTGAATACTTTTTGATTTGCTTTGCATGGTTTTAACCTTCCCGCCTTGCCCTTGCGTGGTAAACTCACACTACAAGGGCAAGGCTTAAAATTTGTTTACACGTTGAAATTATCGCGAACCTGCGCTAAACGCCAATTATATGGAGGAACTTCTTGCAATTGCTTAACGCTTTTACGTTTAAGCAGGTGTTGCAATATGGGTAACTCATGCAATACCACGTCCTCATAAGCGGTATGAGGCTCCACATCATATTGCCCTGAGATAAACGCTGAAACGGTTTCAGCGTTTACTTTATACGTCATATTCCCGCGCTCGGTAGGCGCGTTAAATAGGTGATTATCTAGCACAAAGCGCTTATATGCTTTTGACTGTCCTATGGCATTAAACGCGCAATGCCATAAGCAGAATTTACGGGTAAACATGGTTAAATCAATCCCCGTTTTGCTACACTTGTCAAGGTCAAATGCCAGATTGTACGCCGTTAAAACCGGCTTAAATTGGCTATAAGCCTTTAACAGCCATGAATTTATCGCTGGCACGCTTGCCAGCATTCTCATACCATCTGCCAGCATTTCCTTGTATTTTGTTTCCCTTTGGTCTGCGGCTTTTGCAGACCAAAGGGCATCCTCTTGTGCGTTGGAATCAAAAAATAGAGGTTCTTTACCAAATATACCAGATACCAGAACAGCGCACTGTGCGACAATATTTCCTTTTTTATCACACACTATTGCCCCAAAGTCTGCAACATTCTGCGCTTGCGTGGTCTCGGTATCAATCAATAAAAAATAGTTTTTTCTCATAATAGCCCCTATAATAAAAACGGTAAAACATATAAGGGGCTGAAAATAGCCACTAAAATTAAAAACTCTTTAAACATAGCTTGCCCCTTTCAGAATAAGCCCGCCTGCTAACATAACAGGCGGGCGCGTTGTGGTTAATCCTCGAGGGAATCAACCATCTTTTGTAAAACATCCTTGCTCGCTTTTTCAAGCCCTGCAAGGTCGCCTTCCATAAAACCTAACCCCTTTTCGATAAGGGGTACAAGGTCAGTCTTTCTCAAGACGGGTGCCCCAGACTTGCTTACCCGCTTTTTGCGCTCATACTCGATGCCATTTCGTGTAGCACTTGCCACAATAGCACGAGGTTTAACATTAAATTTCTCGGCTATTTCCTGTGCCTTAGTCCAGTTGAGAGGGGCATTTTCCTTCATAACTTCCAGAATTTCGTTTTTCATGGTTTGACTCCCTTAGTCAAAGGTTAAAAGAAACTAACGTTTATTATGCCTAGCTCGCGGCATGTTTCCAGCGGGCGCCACCTCATACTATCGCGCATGATTAGGCGTTTTTCCCGTGGTGCGGGTTGCTAGGCTATTCTGTTTTCAAGGAACGTTATCGTTATGTTTAACTTGACTACAGACTAACAAAACGCCTTGAACCTGTCAAAAATACAAAACTCAATAATATCAGGTACTTAGAAAAACCACCCTCAATGATTTCAGGTACTTACAAGAAAAAAGCATGAAAAAATATTTTTTGCATTTTTTCTTTTATCCCGAAAAACTCAATAAAAACAGCTACTTACAAGCGACCTCCTGAGAGGCGTTCTAAGACACTTTTATCAACTAAGGTATGCAATAGTATAGGCAAAAATAAATATTCAAGGATTCCAGGCACTTATAAATGTTGGCACGGAAATTGTCGTGACTTACAGCTAAAAATAGAACGTTGGTATAATTTAATAAAGCGATTTTAACATTAGAAAATTTTTATAAGCCAGGTGTAACATTAAAATAAATTTATTTTCCTGGGCTAACATTAGAAAAATTTTTATAAGCCAGGTGTAACATTAGAAAAAATTAATTAAAATCCTTTCATTTAAATCATGCGCCGCTTCATTAAAATGCGTTTATTTATTAAATTTTTCATGAACCTATTTTAATAAACAAAAGCTAATTTTGCGCCGATTACCCTAATGAGAGAATTTTAATAAATTAGCCGTTCATTAGCGTGGGCTTATGGCATGAAATTTGCTATTGCTAGAATCGTGCCAGGTTGGGTTGGCATGGTATTTGCATAAAAATAGTTTTAATAAACGGATTCTAATTCATTAAAGCACTCTAATTCATTAAAGCTTTTTAATTAGGGTCGACGCCTCCGGCGCCTAAGTGGTAAAGTGATAAAATTATAATAAGTGCCGCGCCAGTGCTAAAGTGAAGAAATTATAATGTATGCCGCAGCCCCGCGCCAGTGCAGAACCTAAGTGCAAAACATATACCTTGCGCCGAGCCCCACATTAGAAATTTTTAATGTTACCTGTCTGCGAGAACCTCCGGATTAAAATGTTTTAATTTCTTCAGATAAGATTAAATATCTCTAATTAAGTACAACTAAGATTAAAATTCACCAAAGAAGCCGATTTTCCTTGACTTTTCGACTCCGCCACGGTATAATGTATTTATAAACAATGAGGGAAGGAGAGAAATTATGAAAGAATCTTACGTTGACTTTCTTATTCGTAAATTAGACGACCTTAACACTCCCCAGGACATGGCTGATTATTACCTGGATGAAATTTTCGACCTAGCTCTAGAAACTAATGAGAAGGCTGTTAAGTGGCTATTCGGAACTTCTACCTACGTACCGAAAAGATAACCGAAAAAAGTTCTTGACTTTTCGACTCCACCGCGGTATAATATATTTATAAACAATGAAAAAAGGAGGTTATATGACCGGATTAGATGTATTAGAATTTGCAATGAATAATAAACTGGATGCAGAGTTAGTATTTGATACAAAGAATAACACTGTCAATTTCATTCGATTTGAAAATTTTGAGACAGATACTATTGACAAAACCAATAATGAGATAATTGAAATACTAAACGCTTTTAAAACCCTCCAAGACCACAATGTTATTTAATAGAAAAAAGTTCTTGACTTTTCGACTCCACCGCGGTATAATGTATTTATAAACGATGGGAGAAGCCCACAAACCCTGAGCCAAGGAGGTTCCACTATGAAAAACGAAATCATCGAAACTATGCGCGCAGAAGCCCCTCTCAACTGGAGTAAAGCCCAGGAGATTGCTGAGAAGTTTGACATTAAGCCTCGTGCTGTAGTCGCCTCTGCAACTCGAAACGGCATCGAGTACGAGAAGAAGAAGCGTGTCTCAAAGTCCGGTGCTCCGATTGTTCGCAAAACTGACCTCGTAGCTAAGCTGGAAAGTCTTACCGGCGAGAAACTGGAAGGTCTGGAGAAATCCAGCAAGGAGCCTCTGGAGACTATGCTCAACTACATCGAGTCTCTGCAGAGCTAGTCTCCCAGAGCTAGTTTCCCCATTTCCCCGCCGAAAGCGGGGATTTGGGGCATCTATTGAATACTAATCAGAGGGTGGGAATTTATGGAAACATACCAAGCAAAATGTATGAATGAAGCACAAAAAGGAAATTCTATGACCGAACTAGAGTACTACAAAACACGTGAGAAAACGCTTGAAAAAGAACTTAACGAAGCTAATGATGAAATCAATAGACTTAATTTTCTCGTTGCTCAGGAGAGTGATAAAGCTAATTTGGATAAAGCTAATTTGGAACACAGACTTAAAAACCAATTAGCTGAAATTCTTCATCTTTCTGATATTAACCAGGAACAGCAGGATGAAATTGATAGATTGCATGAAGAAATTCAAGAATTCTCAACACACGTAAGTTTTCTTCAAGATGCTTCTGAACGAGAATCCGATTGCTATATTCAGCAGATTAGTTCCCTCCAAAAAGAACTTAGCGACCTCAGTAAAAACTATAATATTTTACAATCTCGATACGGTAAGCAACCCATAACCCTACAAGAAGAAGTTGAAAAGTTGAAAACGGAATGCGAAAAACTGCGCAAAGGCTACAAAGAGATGCGAAGTCTGCAATTTGATACAGCTTGTGGCTATGAGAAGCAAAAGTTGAAAATTGAAGAACTAACTCGCCTGCTTGATGAAAAAGACGATATTATTTTTGATAAAACTCAAGAGTGCCGGCTTCTTCGACTTGCCGCCGAACATGCGGCAGCAAAAACTGCGGAATATGAAGCGCATGGCTTGAGTGGTGAATCTAAGGATAAAATCATTAAAAGTCTGCAGAAGATGTTCGACGAAATGAAAGAAATTGAAAAGGAGATTCTCTAATGGCTACTTTCTGGTATGATATTTGTAATGACTACACCCTGCAAATTCGCATGGACCAAAATGACCCAGCTGACCTCCATGAGTACACTACTGAAGAGCGTGCAACTCTTGAGGATGACTACTCCCTAACTATATTTGTTGATGATGATGAGGAAGAAGTGTATCTGCTCTCAAGTTCCCCCGACCTGCATGGAGATAATTTGTTTAGCGTGTAGATGTTAGTAAAATTTAGTACGAATGTTAGTAAAATTTAGTACGAATGTTAGTAAAATTTAGTACGAATGTTAATAAAATTTAGTACGAATGTTAGTAAAATTTAGTACGAATGTTAGTAAAATTTAGTACGAGAGGAGGGGAAATTTAGTACGAATGTTAGTAAAATTTAGTACGAATGTTAGTAAAATTTAGTACGAATGTTAGTAAAATTTAGTACGAATGTTAGTAAAATTTAGTACGAATGTTAGTAAAATTTAGTACGAATGT